ATTGCGTTGTCTCCACCGCCTGCGCTACCGGTGTTTTGTTGAGATGATGCTTGAAGTTTTGCGCGAATTTCTGCTAACGTTGCCATAATGTTTTTCCTTAATGTTGATTTATTATGCCTCTTCTTTAAAGCCCACTGACTAAAAAGAAAAATGTGTGCATACAGTTAAGTATACACACATCTATTTATACATGCAACCTAAAAGGCTGCAATATTATGATTTATTTTGCCAATCCGGCCAACTTCATAATATCTTCAAAAGCGGCTACATCCTCTTTCTTCAATTTACCAGTTCTTTCTAAATCTTTCAACATAGCAACACGATCTTGATACCCCTTGATACCTGGTTTGATATCTTGAGCTGTTGCACGTTGTTGGTATGTTGGATTGTCAGCATGTTTCATTGTAGTTTTAGTTTGATGGCTTGCTTCCTCTTCAGCTGACATAATATTAGTGTTGAAATCTTTACCACCATGGCCTTGATCACCGATGCCTTCAACTTTTTGTTTAATGTTGCCTACTAGTTCTTTTAGTCTTGCCAATCCATCATCGCCTACATTACCATGACGGTGTTCCCAGTCTTTGGAAAGTTTTTCCATAAATTGTTTGGCAATTTCTTCAGCCTGTTGACCCGCAGATTCTCCGAATTTTTCACTTATCTTTTTACCAACTTCAATAGCTATGCCTTCTTCACCTCTGAATGGGCCTACTTCTGGATTGTCTTTGTTGTAGTATGATTTTACACATTTTGCAATCTCGCGGATCATTTCACTAGAGTCGTTGCCTTCGCGCATGCCTAATTCTGCCTTTTTACGATCTAATCCTGCTGAGCTGGTTGGGCTATTTGTTTTTTCTTTTTCTAGATCTTTAGTTGTCATTTTCCAATCATCGCCTTGTTCCTTGCGTTTGTATGCAGGTACTTGACTCTTATCTGGGCCGCCCTCGACAGTTGGTTGTTCAGCACCGGGTGCTGGAGCTGCCGCTGGATCAACAGGCTCTTCTGGTGAGGCTGCCGGATCAGCTTCAGGTTGTGCTGGCTCTGTGCCGCTCATACCTAATGCTACCAACAATTCTGGATATGACTCTTGCGCCCATGCTTGGAATACATCTAGAGGATTTGTAGAATCATCAATATTAGCCATGTCTTTTAATTTGTCTTCTAAGTCTGTGTCGTCGATGCCTAGTTCATTAAAAAATTGCCAAGCTGTTTGTCCTTCTGGGCCTAATTGTAGTCCTTGACCACTAGTTTCTAATTCGTCTAATGCTTGTTTTAGTTCAGAAATTTCATCGTCTGTTAATTTGTTTTGTTCAACAGCTTCTGCCCATTCTGAAAATTCACTGAACGCATCTTCTTTGACATCTGTGCCACATTCGCAAGGATCTTCTTTACAATCTGGGCAAATATCTGTTTCTTCGCTGACATAATCTTCTAAATTGATTTCGTTTTCTTCACTCATAATGCTGTGAATTAACGGAAAGAATTGCGATAGTTCTTCTTTGAAATTTGTTTGTGTGAATTTCTGTTTGTATGTTTCCATAGTGACAGGATCTAGTTCTAACATAGGTTGTTCGCTAGGTCCTGCATCTAATTCGTTGACCCATGATTCATAATGGTGTCTTTTGCCTAGAGATTCAACTCGAGCTTTGAGTTCTTGTAAACGGCCGTGAGCACGTTCGCCAATTTGCATGGCATCGTCATGTAGACTAGCGTGATTAATTTGACGACTAAATTCTTGTAGTTGTGCAATCTGCTCGCTCATACGAACAATGGCTTTACCAGCTGGATCATGTGGAACGCCACCGTGATCAACATGCTGTGCCATAGCAAATGCACCTGCTGGGTGAATGAATGGATATTTGAAACGTTCACCGTCTCTATTTTGTATAAAAATAGCCCTGATGTTTTTCTTCTGGCTACGGCTTCCTAAAAATTCTTCATCAACTGCCTTGTGATGACGTACAATAACTTCGGTTGCGCCACGTACAGCACGGCTAGTTTTTTTAGAACTCTTTTGGTTCCAACGAGATTCGTTCATACTCATACTTTCTTCCTTGTTAGCGCCTTTGGCAGCCAAATATTGAAAATCATTTTTATCTAGGTTAGTCTTGGCAATATCGCGAGTATCAAATCGTAGTAGACGACGCATGGCAAATAGGCGCATTTCTTTTAAAAACGAATACCATAATTTTTTAGCGGGATCATCTTGATTTTCCGTTATACCTTGACTGTAATAAACTTTTAAACTACCAGCGTCATTTAAACTAATGCTAACGCGGCCTAAATTTATGCCCTCATTGACAAAATCAAAATCAAAGAAACGTGCAGTTGCCGGATCAATGGTCACAGCACCCGTTTCGTCGCCCATTTCTAAATTTTGAAAACGACTGCGTATTTTGTCAAATACATCTTGGCTGATAATTTGTATAGGTTTCATAATATGTATTTAGTTAGAATGTGTTGATATAGATAGGCATGGGTAATATTAAATCGTCCCGAGTATCTTCACGCATTTTATCGTAGATTGCGGGATCCCAGTCTTGAAGTAGCATAATCATACGTATAGCCAACAGTAAACTGCTGACTAGATCGTCGTGTGCTCCTACTTTGCCCTCAAAACTAACACCCTTGGCAATAAAAGTTTTAAGTTCTGAAATTAACGCTTTGCTGTGAATCTCAATCTTTTTAGTTTCTATTAGTTGTTTTAATTTAGCACAAACTGCAATTTTGCTAGTATGCGTGGTATTAAATCCTTTGCGGAATCTACGAACATGCCCTTTTTTAATGGGTTCGCTAAGGAATAATCCGGGTATATTAGCTTCGTCAAGTTCGCTGATTGCTACTAGAGCGGCTTCACCTACCGTATTGTTTTCTACTGAATAATATATGCTAGGTTGCACTCCTAGTGCTAGGCATTCGTCACTGATGTGCTTGCAAATATCTCTAAGTATTCTAGCTTGATGTTGCACTGGACTTAGATTATGATGCCACTCTGCAACCTGTATAAATCCCGGAACTTCAATAACCTGTAAAGCTGAAGGATCACCGCCTGTTCCTAAACTAGGGTCTAGAGCAACAATATAAGTGCTCTTAGGATTAATTTTTTTATACCAACGAACTTGCCCCATTTTTAAAATAGGTTCAGTGCCCGACATGTCTGCCAATGTTAATGAACTAATTAAAGTTTCATCAAATACCAAGAACTCACATTCGTGTTCTCGGCGGAATCGTTCTTCGCCAATGCGTGATCTTTCTGTATTTGCCCAGTCTTCGTCACGCTCAGGATGCTCGCTCCAGTGTGCTCTAAATGGAAAGAATCCGTTCTTGCCCACAGCGGCTTCGTTGCCAAACTCGTCAAATCGTCTATTTGCTTCGTGCCAAATTTGTGCAAATTGGTCCTCGTCACTGTTAGGTGTAGACGTTATAATTGCCTTACCACCAGTAGCCAGTGTAGGTGAAATTGAAGTCCAAAATTCACTGGCAACGTTAGGTGGCACGAATGCAAACTCGTCAGCATATAGCATTGATAATGACATACCACGACCAGTTGTTTCTGTGGTTGTCTGCGCTACAATACGTGATCCGTTATCAAATTCTATACTTTGTTTGTTATAACTTGTGACTCCACAACGAATGTGATCTGGACACAATTCATAGGCATATCTAATACGATTCATAATCTCTTGAGCGCCTGTGTATTTGTGCGCGGCAATTAGAATAGTTGAGTCTGGTACAAACATAGCATACCATAATAGATATCCTGCGGCTGTGGTTGTCTTACCTGTTTGACGAGGAAGTAAATTAACATTAAATCGATGATCGTGATAACTGTCTATAAGTCGTCGCTGATACTCAAATGCCTCGTATCGCAATTTACCTTTGACCGGGTGTTGAATATAGAAAAAATTATCTAAAAAATGGTGAGGCCCTGCAATCTGATCTTGACATTTAATTAAGTCTTCGATGTCTTGTTCAGTAAACCGCTGAGTTGAATGAGCAGTTTTTACTAGTTTGCCGTCTAAGTTTTTTGATCCCATACTTCTATTTAATGAAAAAAATAGCTCCCAAAGGAGCTATTTGGAGTAAAGGTTAATTATTTTAAACCTGCTAATCTTAGAATATCCAAACTTTCAGTAGCAGACTCTTCTGTGTTTTCGCATCCACACGGGTCTTTATGACATGTAGAGCAAGTACCTTCTTCAAGTTCTTCCTCTTCTGCGGCCTCATCCATTTCTTCCTCTTCTGCTTCATTAATGAACTGTTTGTATTCTTTCATTAGAGATTCAAAAGTTGCAGTTGGCATGTTGCTTTGGCGTTTTTTACCATTGCTGTCATTGCCGCCGCCTGGCTGGTTTTCATGGTGAGCAAATTCTTCAGCATCAAATTCTGGAGCATTTTTTGGATCTGCAGGACTATTGTCATATTGACCTTCGTCTGTTTCTTCATCTCCGGATAATGCAGAACCGGCCGCATTACCTAAGGCGCCGCCAACAGCACCACCAACCGGGCCACCCAATGCTGTGCCAGCCACGGAACCAAGAGCTTGACCAGCCATAGATGCTATGCCCTCGTCTGCTTCTTCGTCGCCGTCGCCGTGCATTTTGTCAATAACAGAACGCATTGAATCGCCTGCAGTCATAGCTGGCTCCATGCTAATTACTGCGGGTGGAGTTTCACCTCCCATATGCTCATCGCCAACTTTATGTACACCGGCTAATTGCATAATAGTAGCTAACATGTCGCTGAGTTCTTCTCCGCTACCTGCTGTCATATTGATGCTAGCAGGAGTTGATGGTCTTTCCATAGACATGCCCATCTCTGGCATCATGCCACATTCTGCCAAGTCGGCATTTTCCTTAACGATATTTGGATTTTGTGCGTCTAACTCGGCTAGACGTTTTAATACGTTAATCATTTGCATAATTTATTTCCTTAGATCTTGTGCCTGAAACTTTAGAAGACTTTCTTGTTTGACTTCTGTGTCAGTATTAAATTTGGCGGCACCTTCTGTTGGAATTTCTTCTCCGCGGGCCTTGCGTTGTAGTTTTAAAATATCGTTTAATTCTTTAACAAATCCAGTATTGTATTTGTCGCCATAGTAATCTTCAAATTGAGGACTACCTGCTTCTTTGTAATCCGGATCGTTTAGTAGAGCACCTTCACGCTTGGGTTCGTCGTGTTGATATTCCTCAGTGGGTTCGCCTGGACGGCGAACTGCTAGATTATTTTTACTAACTCCTAACTCAGTGCTGATGTATTCTGTTAACTCTTGTTGAGTTGACGGATAATCTAGTGTGACTTCGTAAATGCTAACTTCACAATTTTTTAATTGAGGAAAATCTAAAGGAAGTTCCTGAACTGGAGTTGTTGTGACTTTTTTAAATTCAGAGACAGTGTATTTTCCTAGCACTGATTTTAGCAAAGTTTCTTGTTCAGAGGAAACCTGACCGGCTATCTTGACACGAAACGGATACTGTTTCTTTGATTCTGAGAGATATTGTTTGAAGGTTGTCATAGTGTATTATTTATTCATATTCTTAAGTTTTTCTAGGATACTATTACGGTCTGTTAGTATGTATCCTTCCCCCTGCACAGTGTCAGCTTCTCCGTGCTTTTTATCTATTGCTAGCTTCTTAAGCTGTAGATCAACCATCTTTAACTTCTTATCAATCTTGTTAGTTTTAGCAGTTATAGCGGCATTCATCATATTTGCGGCTACTTCAAACATTCTAGCACCATATCTTGCTTCTACACTCATACCTAGATCCATTAAGTCGTCATAGGCTTGTTCAGCTTTGGCAGCCAGTGCATCTAGCTCTGCATCACTAATATCACCGAGGCCTTTTACTCTAGGCAAGGCAGCCGCAATTTTATCAAATTCTTCTAGTTTTTCTTCAAGGCTAATAGTTGGTACAGATACTGTACTAGTCTCGGGTTCTACCAGCGGCTCTGTTGCAGGCCCCAGGTCTAACAATTCTTCAAGTTTCTTAGTCATAATATTACTTATTTCCTTTTGGAACCATTGTGGAAAATATCTGTTTCGTTGATGATACGAAATGATATGTTTTGTTGCTTACACCAATTTCCGGCAGCGGCCCACTTGGCTTGATTTTTAACAAACTGTGCTTGATTATAGGGATTTTTACCAACTTTTTCTCTCAGCATCTGATTTGAAGGTTTAATCTCGATCATTTCTACATGACGTCTAGTATTTTTATCTATATAAACAATTAAAAAATCTGGCACATATACTGTTTGTTTACCTGTCAGTGGATCTCTGTAAGGTATTCTAACAGGTTCACTGCTCCATTGTTGTATTGAAGGATTATTATCACAGAACATCATAAAGGTCATTTCCCAACTTGATCGATATCGAGGAGATCCTGCTCCTACATATTTTTCTGGGTTTTTTATTTTATAAACGCCCTGACTGAATTTAAGACTCATGCCACTATATTTCTCAATATTTCTTCACTAGGTTTAAATTTTGCCGCATAGCCAAGCTGGCTGGTATTCAGTCGATTATAATTTAAAATTTCGCTGACTAATGCACTAACTTCAATGTTGCTAAGACCTTTGAGATTATCTAATACAGACATAGGATTGAATCCATCTTGCTTAGCCTGTTTGATTACAATGACTGCTATTGTTTCAGCTGACGTTTTAGAAAATCCTCGAGATTCAAAGAATCCCTGAATAGCCGCAAAGGTAGTTGCATCTAATTCTAACGGCTTAGAATAATAAGTGTCAAATGCCTGAAGGGTTGATTCTTTTTTACTAACCTGTGTAGGCAGATTGCTTTGAATGGTCATAATTTAAATTCCTAAATTTTTATGGGCCAAAGTCTACAGGAGTTGCAACGGTGCTGATACCATTGTTAGATCCGGAAAACGGATTAATTGGAAGATTACCTAGGTCACTAGTAGACGGAGCAGTTAATTGAGCGTTAATTGCAGAGTTAACATCTCCAGGAAGAGCACCTGAGCTTTGTAGTGCATCTAATGCTCCGTTGCTCATAGATTCTCCGGATTTATTTAATTGGCCTATACTAGGTCTTGCTTGAATAGTTGTTGTTCCGTTGTTTATTCGATCTATTGGGTTCTCATTTTGCTGAGTTCCCGGTAGTGTACCAAATACATCACTTGCCCCCATCGGAGTATCCGCTCCATTACTTTTCCCAGAGACTGCGATTGAACTAGGTTGGGAGTCGTAGTATACTGCCGCAAATCCGTCAGGGCTACTACCTTTGACAATTTTTCCCTTATTGTACAAAACATTTTCATAGGCTGTGGTCATTTTATTAGTTAAAGTCTTATTTCCACTATCTTGATCTAAGCTGTCATGAACCCAGTCGGTGACCATGGGATTGACTAAAGTATACTGAGTAAAATTTTGTTGATGTAATACATATATTGTTATACTGTCAAAGAACGGTTCTATTTGCTGACCGTCTAGGCCGTAGGCATAATCATTTTCTCCGTACTTGGTATTTTTATATTGATTAGGAATTTCACCATTAGCTCCGGTACCGTAATTGCTGTCTACAAAATAATATCTATAATAATTGGTCCATAGATCTCTTGTTGTATTGCTGTTATCGTCGTGGAATTCAATGTTAATATTTTGATAAGATATACCTGTTTGAATAATTGTTTTTCTGTTATATTGATTAACAATTTCTGTTTTAGGTTGAAACTTTGGAAGATCTATTTTTCTAACCAATAGCCCAACTTCTTTTTTTCCTGTATTCTCCCATTCATCATCTAATGGTATTGTAGGATTGATTGAAAAACTGACAAAGTATAGGAATCCTACCTTGGGAGCTTTGGCATAGTTATTACTTCTATATAATAAACTAGCATGCTGGTAATCTCTGAGTTTAGTATCTCCTGTATTACCTAAGAACTGTGTAAAGGCTTGGCTCATAACAATATTTATGCCATAAAAAAACCCGAAAATTAATCCGGGCTTTTAGATAACAGTTAAAAACTATTAGCCTGTGGCTGTTTGGCCGTTGAAGCCTAGACGATAACCAGGACCACCAACGCCAGGACCAACGTTGCCAATTGGGTCTACCTGTAGTGCATTATCATATGTTATATCTATTGCAACATCGACTGGTGTTGTGCCTTCGTTGTAATCAACATTTGAGTAGGTAGCAACTTTAATATAGCAACCTAGTAATTCCCATGTTTCTAGTACCTGTGGCTCGTATGCACCGTTGCCACCGTCTAGAATTTGAATATAAGTTTGGAACTTATAATCAATGGCTGCTGGAGCCGAAGCTTGTTCAAAGAAATCAAACTGTTTCTGTAGTTGTTGACCAACTAGTGCTGATACATTTCCATTGATATCATCACGCAGAGTTAATTTAACATCACTCCAAGAATGTTTACCCGCTATTTTAATTGTACTGTTGTAAATTGGCAATTTGATTTCATCAAATGTCACAACAGGGCGAGTGCAGTTCATAACTTGTTTTGTTAGTTCTGTTGCAGGCACACCGTTAACGCCAAAATTGCTTAACACAACACGAAAGCGATATTTTAATTTTGGCATTAGCATGCCTTGACCGCCAGCTCCAGCTCCTGCTGGAACTGTTAGTCTACTTAAACTTGAAATTGCCATTTATAGCTCCTTAATCTTTAATATTTAATTGCCGGCTTTGATAGCACCAGTGTTTACTACACGCAATGGAATGTAAATAAACTCAACTGCTTTCACGGGTTCAATAGCAATATCTACCCATAATTCTGATCGATCAATACGAGTCGGTGTGTTATTTGTATTGTCACAAATAACAACGTAATCGTATAAAGCACGTTGATTAACTAAATTAACTAGGAAACTATCCATGGAAGCTTTAATTTCTCTACGTGTCTGTGCATCATTAGGTTCAAACAAGTATGGTTTAGCAATAATTGCTAACTGTCTACGTAGATAGCAAATTAATCTAACTACATTGATACGATCTAATGCTGAAATACCCCTAGCACGAGTCTTTTGTCCGTATAGAACTAGACCAGAGCCCGGTAATGTTGCAATTGGATTAATATTAACTATACCTGTTGAGTCTTGTAGTACATCGCGTAGTCCCTGATATAGACTTGCAGTACGATACTCACCTGTTTGTCCGTCAACATACCCAACTGAACTAGCATTATCAACACCGCCTCGGCGTATGCCTGCTGGTGCAAACCATGGATAGCTCTTATTGTCACTGTTGATAATTGTACGCAACATCATGTGGCTTGGTGGAACAACAATACCGTTGCCTGTGTTATCACTAGTGTATCCACTTGGGTAGAACATGGACAAATATTCGTCTCTAGTTGTTGCACCTTCGTCGCCGTTGTCTACAGCAAGTGCTGTGTTAGCACCCCAATTTAACAAACTAGTTGCATCCGGAGTTAACCGGAATGGTGTATCACCAACAACCATCGATAACTGACCAATATCAACATTTAATGCTACCATCTCCTGAATTAATTCAGGATATCCTGGGCATGCCATTAAGTTATAAATTAACGTATCAGTATCACGTAATGTGGTATTTGATTGTACTAATGATTTTAGTGCTTTAACCACTGCACCGCGTTGTGCATGACGTCCAAATTTAGCACTGCCGTCTGTGTTTAGTTCTACTGCTGTGACCCAACGACTAGCAAAATAAGGAGTCTCACCGTTCATTGTTTCGTTATCATAGGCAAGGTTTTCTCCATCATTTGCGTTAATGTCAATGTATCCTGCTTGATATTTCTTAACATTCATACCAGAACGACGTAGGTTAAACAAACGCAGTCCTCTTGGATATAGTTTAGGATCAGGAGCATCTGGATCAAGGAAGTCACTGTCTAGTAATTCAGTGATACTAGCTGGCTCAAAGGAACTTAGAGTTCCGTCTCCACCAGTTGTTGACCAACGTGCATCTGCAAATAACCAACCTTCAGGTGATGTGTTATCTGCTACATCTGATAGTACCCATTTTGCTGCCGGGTCAGATCCAGTGATTGTAGAATCATATACGTAGATTTCTTTGCCGTATAATTCCATGTTTGCTGTGCTAATCCAAATGTCACCAGTGACTAGGTCTGTTCCATCACTTTGAGTCAATGGGGCCAAAGCCGCAATGCTAGGACCAGCAGGATCTGAGTCAGGGAAAACATTTAAGTAGCCCTTCCAATTAGTTCCATCATTGACCATGATATCAGCTGTTAGGTTAACATCATACCATAATGTCCCGTCTGTAGGAGCTGTACTTGGTGTTTCAGACTGAGCAACATAACTCAAAGGAGTCCAGTTAGTGAGTACATAATCATAAGTATCGTCTGCAGGAGCATCAATCACTCGAGTCTGCGTTCCAAAACTACTGACTCCGTAGAACACTGAATTTAACGGAGTATTCAAGCCATCTTTAATTTCAATGTCGCCACCTAGAGTGTGCTCTATTGTCATTTTATTTTTTACAGCATCATAAGTTGCAGTGACATTTGTTAATGTTGATGCATTGATAGCTGTGGCTAAATTACTTGCTAGTGTGACAGCGTTATTTCCGGTAATTGAAATAACCAATGGTACATTCCATGCTCCATTGTTAGCCAGTGTTTCTCTAATAGTAAAATTAGTAGTTAGTCCTGTTGTGGCATTTGATGTATCAAATGTTATAGTTGTCTTACCAGCGTGGGCTCTGCGCCATAATTTAAAATTAGCTGTTGCGTTAGTGCCTGTTCCTTGATTGAAATTGGTTTCAACAAACACAGAATTAACAGGAATATTTTGACCACCACCGGATTTGTCTAGACTATATTGAGCCTTGGCAAAGCTAGAATACAATGGTGCAGGTACTGTATCAAATGTTTTTGTGACACCGTTATAGTTTTTAACTAAGAAATGAGCGCCTTGACCGGGTTGTGTTGTTTTAATCCATACGCTACCGGTGTCTGTAGAAGTTGTATACGTAGGATACTCGTAGTGTGGGCTAATAGTCAACGACTTGCCGCTATCAAATCCTTCTTTAACTTCAGTCCAACCAGTTGTTGACTTGAACCAATATTGATTAGCTGTATTAGTAGTAAGTTGGGCAACAACTACTGCGTAGTCCCCTGCTTTACCATAAGACGCACTTGGCTGTTCAGCGTCTAAATATGTGTTTGCATTGCTGTCGTCAATAATTAGTGGAGTTTTTACAGTGAATTTTTGTGTAGTAGAATTCCACTCATTGATACCAAATAAACTATTAGCAGGTTGGAGCCAATGTGTACCGCTAGTTGCTGGGCCAGCTGGTGCATCAGTTGAATGAGTTAACTGAGCAAGATCTAAGTCAGCACGTACAACATACGCTCTTGATGTGACACCTAGCAAACTATAAGCGGCTTGTAAACCGTATTCGTTTTGTTCGCCAGCATGTACAGGATTGTTTTGAGAATCAGTGTAAAACTGTGGAATACCAAATGTGTCTACAAGGTCGCGTCGGCTGGTTATTAAATATACCTTGCCGGCATTTGCTGCCAGAGTCCCTTGTGCTATGCCAGTACCGCCACCGTTTTCTTTGTTAGACGCACTAGCGACAAAAATCATTGGAACTGTTCCGGGGGCTGCCGGGACATAAAAACTTTCATCAATAATTGATACTGATACGCCTGGTGAATTTAGTTGAGCCATTCTTCCTATCTCCTTAATGGATGTTTCTTTGTTTTATTTAGCAACAAAAGTAAAAAAATCTTGGTTAAATACTAAGGAAAGGGCGGTGAAAAGGGCTTATGAGAAAACTTTGTAAAACTTGTAGAGAACGACCAGTGGCTGTAAACTACCATAAAGAAGGCAGAACCTTCTATAGATCAAAATGTGATCATTGTAGCAAAGATCGAGGTATTGGACTTAGTAAATGGGAAGCGGCAGGATATAAGAAAAAACCTCAATGCGATAGATGCGGGTTTAAATCACAGCATTCTGAAATTTTTAATGTATTCTATGTTGATGGAAAATTAAATAACAACCAACATACTAATCTTAAGACAGTGTGTGCAAACTGTCAGAGAGTACTACACCAAGAAGGCGCAAAATGGACTAGAGGGGATTTGACACCAGATCTTTGACCTGAACAAATAGGTCGTCAATGCTACCGTTGTTGTCAAAACTATGATCAAATCTAGTGCCGACCCACGATGTTTCGCTGGCGTGAATATTTTCTTCTTTTAACCACCTAACAGCTGATTCAACGCCCTTGTTCGCTTGAATAGCAACATCATACCAATGTGGGCGGATACCTCGTTCTACACTGACTATAATTCCACCAGCATCTTTAATTGATTTAATTTCATTAGGAAATCTGCAATCACTGATAACAACGTCGTCTTTACTTGTACGGAGTTTATTCTCTAGACTAGCAATCCACATATCATCGTGGAAGCCTTGCCGACATACTTCTGTGCCCCAGTATTGTAGAATCCAACGTGGAGTTAGGTGTGGCATACCTAAACGTTCTGCCCACCACGGATCTACTTGCTCTCGCCACTCGCGGGCCTGTTTTGTACGGCCTTCTAACATCATTCGGTCCCAACCAAACACAGCACTGACTGCGTCTTTTAAGCTGTTGGCAAAACTTTCTCGTCTAAAACCGTGGAAATTTGTAAGATAGTCAGCGACTGTATCTTTACCTGACCCAATAAATCCGCACACACCAATAATCATAGTATCTCTCCAGTAGATACTAAATTGTATGCGAAATAAATTATAATGTCAAGAAAAACTTAGCCAATTACCCAAGTTAGCGGTGTGCCGCCTTCTTTGTAATTGATAAGATCTTGTTCTAACAGCTCAATTTCAGCTTTACCTTCTGATTTGAGAGCGGTGCCATTTAGTGATGTTGCACCCTGTGGGCTGGCAATTTGTCCAAATTTTTCACGAGCTTCACCTAGCATAATCTTACAGGTTGCTAGAGTGTAGTCTCGTAGCCACTGGCCTGCAAAGGTGTCTGCCAATAAGTTAAAATTAGGTCGATGGTTATCTATCCATAATAATACTTCTTCGCTGCCTCGAGGGCGTTGATCTACGGTCAACGACTTGGTAGTTTTATTAAACATAAAATTAATTTCACTGCCAAACATTTTACCAACTTGTTTCTGATAGCTAGCAAAAGCGTAGTATGTTGCTAGACCACCCATATTTGTACTTGTCAGCAAATATGTGTTAGAGTATGCTAGATTAAATGGCTCGAATAAACTTCCGCCATCACCCCCGCCTGTTCTAGATCCTATGCTTCTTCTGTAGATTCTACGTACATTTTCAATTTCTGGCGCTAGCACGTAAGTATTCACATCAGTTTCTAGAGTTAAAAATGCAAAGCTCTCTTCTACAGAATTTGAACTACGTTGGCGGAATTTACGAAATGCACGGTCTAATGCAGTTGTGTAGTGTGCAGGATCTAGCTCAATGTCAACCATGCCGCTACCTAGCATTAGTTTTACATAATCTATGACCTGTTGTTGTTGGTTATCGGAATCACTCATACATTTATTTACCTTATAAATATAGTACTATGCCAAGACTATCACTATACAAGCCAGAAAAAGGCGCGGATTTTAAATTCTTAGATCGTACTATAAACGAACAATTTCAGGTAGGTGGAACTGATATATTTGTACACAAGTATCTAGGACCAGTCAACCCTGAAGAAGGCACCAGCAGTCCTGCGGTTCCTAACAATAATAACTCTACGCCCGAACTAGGCATACAAGATTTATTATTTTTAGAAAACCGAGATAGACACTACGATCCTGATATCTATATTATTCGTGGAATTTATGACATGGTTGACATTGATTTTAATCTAAGTCAGTTTGGCATGTTCTTACAAAATGACACTATCTTTTTAATGTTTCATTTGCGAGGGCATTATGAAGCATTGGGAAGAAAAATAATGTCGGGTGATGTTGTTGAACTGCCGCATCAAAAAGACGAGTATGCTCTTGATGATGCATCAGTGGCCCTAAAAAGATTTTACGTTGTACAAGACGTCACACGCCCTGCCAAAGGATATAGTCAAACATGGTATCCGCACCTTGTTCGTGCTAAATGCATACCGTTAGTTGACAGTCAAGAATTTAAAGAAATATTTGATCAGAGCAGTGGAGAAGAAGGTTCTGATAGTACCTTGCGAGACTTACTCAGTACCTATCAAAAGAACATTGAAATTAATGATCAGGTTGTGGCACAGGCTGAAGCAGATGCTCCTAAGAGCGGATATAATACCAAAGGGTTTTATGTTATACCTACAAGGTCATCTGGCCTAGTAGATGTTGCAGATGCCAGCGATACATTAGATGACGCTAGTTTAGAAAATGCTAATTTAGATGCTAGTATGGTATTACATACTCCTAATGGTAATCTGTATATTGGGTACTTGACAGAGGATGGTATACCACCTAACGGGGCACCGTTTAGTTCAGGTATTGAATTTCCTGCACACCCTGTTATCGGAGAGTTTTATCTAAGAACAGACTATATGCCCAACAGACTTTTTAGATTCAGCGGGTCAAGTTGGTTCAAGTTTGAAGATAAAGTTAGAATGACATTGAGCAATACTGGATTTGATGATGCCGCAGGTAAGTATGCTGGAAAAGAAGTTAGCCAAACATTAAAAACAAGTTTTGTTAATAACAATACCACAGCGACTATAAATGGCAAGGTTATTAAACAGAAACAAGCATTAAGTAAAGTACTAAAACCTAAGGCGGATAATTAAAATGAGTGATCACTTCTACGACGGTCAAGTTAGACGCTATATCACACAATTTATACGTGTGATGAGTAATTTTAGTTATAAGAATGCCAGTGGTCAATTAGTACAAGTACCTGCACGATACGGTGACATGACTCGACAGGTTGCACAGATTGTAAAAAAGAATTCAGAAAACACAGTACCTACTGCACCATTTATCAGTTGCTATATTAAGGATCTACAATTTGATCGTCCTCGTTTACAAGACCCTACATTTGTCAGCAAAGTACAGATTAGAGAACGAGCATTTGACGATGATGCAGGTGAATACACCTATACACAAGGCGCTGGCTATACTGTAGAACGTATCATGCCTAGCCCGTATCTAATAACATTTAATGCAGACATATGGTCTACAAACACTGAACAAAAATTACAGTTATGGGAACAGATTGCTGTGTTATTCAACCCCGCTCTTGAGTTTCAAAACTCAGACAACTATCTAGATTGGACTAGCCTAAGTGTGTTAAATTTAGATTCTATGGTATGGTCAAGTCGTCAAATACCCCAAGGATTGGATCAAGATATTGATATTCTAAGCATGAGTTTCAAAGCACCAATTTGGATAACGCCCCCTGCTAAGGTTAAAAAATTAGATATCATAACTAAAATTATTGCCAACGTACATGAGCTAGCGCAAGGATCAGTAAAGAATGATTATTCTGATCCCGGAGCAATATATTCGTTTGACGGTACTCCGAGTCGTGTAGTACTAACTCCTGGAAATTTTGATCTTTTAGTTTTAGATAATGTAGCTTCTTTGATCCACAATACCGCAGAAGAAGCACAATATTTAGACACTCACCCAGACGGCAGTCCTAACTGGCATACTTTGTTAGATATATACCCTGGACAATTCCGTGCAGGACTAAGTCAACTACGTTTGACTAAACCTAATGGTTTAGAAATTGTTGCTTATATTAGTTTAGATCCTGTTGATGATAGACGGGTTGTTTTAAATATTGATCCAGAAACCATTCCTCCTAACGATACCATAGGCGGGCGCACTACTGTAGATGCTATTATTAATCCTGAAACATTTAATCCTAAATCTCCCAGTGTAGGTACAACGTATCTAATTTTAGAAAGTATCAACGCTGATACTAATTATCCTAACTATCAAGGTCCTGTTGCATGGCAGAATAGCAATGGCGACGACTTTACTGCATCTGCCAATGACATAATTCAATGGGATGGCAGTGCCTGGCAGATTGTTTTCAATTCACTAACAACTGAAGAAGTTGTCTACATAACTAATACATATACTGGGATACAGTATAAGTGGGATGGAGAACAGTGGATGAAGAGTTATGAAGGTGTGTACAGACGCAAGGATTGGCGCATAATTCTATGAGTCAAATAATTTGCAGTGGGGGAATATTCCTTGCCCGCGATACCAAACGATTTTTATTTCTATTAAGAACTCAGGGAAAGACAGCAGGAACCTGGGGATTAGTTGGCGGGAGAAAAGAACCATCTGATACCACACCCTATGATACCTTAACTAGAGAAATAGAAGAGGAAGTTGGCAAATGCCCTGCAATAACTAAAGCAATACCTTTAGAATTGTTTACTAGTACAGATCAAAAGTTTCAATATAATACCTATGTATTAATTGTTGACAATGAATTTATTCCTAGCTTGAACAACGAGCACAGCGGATATGCTTGGTGCGGTTTTGAATCTTGGCCAAAACCATTGCACCAGGGTGTTAAAAATAGTTTAACTAATCGTGTTAATAAAGCTAAACTAGGTTTGTTATTAGAATTATTTTAATAAATCTGGACCAAACGCCCAAGTGCCTAAGTGGCGTAATTCATTACTCAATACAGTGTCTACTTTAATGGTATAGCCTGCCTTGGTTATTTTTTGACAAAGACGCATGTCTTCACCTAACCAATCATTATGCTCAGGAGTCCACTCAAAGTCGAACCAGGGTCTAGGTAGCTCATCAAGTATGCCGGTTTTCATCATGAAACACCCCATGCCTATTCCTGCAATAGGAACTAGTGTGTCTCGAGGCTCAAAAGACAGTGGATTTTGCCACTCACCAATAGCCTCGTAGGCTACTCCCTTGGCAGGTAGTTGGCGTCGAACATAGTTAGCGGCAACTACTGGTTCGTTGTGAGCTAGTAGTCGAAGTGCGGTGGTTGCAGGGAACACCATGTCGCTGTCGATCCACAACATATATTCGGCTCCGACATTTTTTGCTTCTAATGCCAGTCTTTCTCTCTGTGTTAATAGTACTGTGCTAGCATCCATGATTACGTGCGTGTCAATGTTATTCATTATGTTTAATTTAACTAACTCAGTTAGACATAAAGCTGTTGCCGAATGCATGGTATCTCGCACAGGCAATAATACTGCTAGTTTACTTTTTTTGATAGCCCATTGGCTGGTGTTGAATACTGAATTCTTTTTCATGCTCCGGCCACTTCCTTGCTTAATGTTTCGCCCTGGATAACTAATTCGTGTATTGAATTAATTAAATCTTGTGTGCGTTTAGCTGTTAAAATAAAATCTTGTGGGGGGAGTTTGCACATAGTTGACATGCTTTCAAAGCTAGCACGTTCTTTAGTTATAATTTCTATGGCACTAATTCTTGCTAAATTTTCAATAAACAGTTGACGAGATTGGTCTTCGTCTAAATTTAACAACTCAATGCATTCATCTTCGTCCATTTCTGAGGCCAATTCTTCTAGAATTTTTAATTCTGCTAGCTCTAATGGATTAGTTGAACCTTGCAGTTCTTTAATTCTTTTTAAGAAATCTAACAAAGATACAGGGCTAGTAGTACGATCTGCCCATGTTATGTTATCCAATTCCCATTTGCTCAGTTGAGCAGATTTGAGTATCTTGTCAATGTTTAGTTTTTTAGCTTTCATGATTTATCCTATTAACGTGGTATTTATTGAGTCCACTGTCCTTGGGATAAATTTATTGATTTTATGGCCGTGTGCGGCCCCCAAATGTCATTTGCAATCCTGATCCGTACGGTGCAAATGGTGCTGGTCGTCCGCCAAATGCATTAGAGAATTGTATAGTTGTGCCAGGAGACCTTCCAAGAAATAAATTTCCCAAAGTGCCGCTTAGACGAATATTACTAGCAGAACCGGTCCCTGGTGAGGTGTTAGTGAATGCACGAAACACCTTTCCCATTGATATTGTTGAACCGGTTGCTGGAACTGTCATAAATTTTCCTGTAGATAGTTGTGGATTGACCAACTATTTATCGTTTTTCTTAGTCTGCAAAAAATTTGCATAACTGTATTCAGGAAAAATATTCTCTATTTTTACTGTCAATAAATAAGTGCGTAGATAATATTTAAGGAATAGCACATGGCACTTTGGATTGCAGGCATAACTCGAGGACATAATGCTGGAGTATGTTTATTAAAAGACGGTGAAATAGTTTTTGCTCTCGAAGAAGAACGATTAAGCCGTCAAAAGTACGACGGCGGCCCGTATGCGTCAATGATTAAAATATTAGAATATACAGATCGACTTGATTATATTGTTATAGCACACACGCAACCATTAAAAGAATCTGCCGGGCAAGTTGATTTTACTGGTGAGGATGTTTATACAGGCTTGGCCCGAAAACTTGGATTAATTGACCGTAAGGCCGATTTACAGAATCACCCGCAGGTTGTTGATATGTCGTTTATTCATCATAAATTACATGCGGCATGTGCATTTTATCGCTCAGGATTTAAAGAAGCAACCGCCCTCATTGTTGACGGTGCGGGAACATTTATTCCTATGGTGCTTAATAATAGTATTCCTAATCCACAATCTGACATGACATGGGAATTAGAAAGTATATTCACATGCAAATATCCAAATAATTTTAAAACTATATACAAGCACCAAGGTGGTCGTGGCCCGTTTACAGCATTACATTTTTTAGAAATTAGCAGTAAAAGGGAAGGCGAAAACGGAACCCATGAATTAATTGTAGACGAAACTGCCGGCATTGTTAAGGCGTATGAAGCAGTGACACAATACTGCGGGTGGCCGCCGATTGAAGCCGGCAAGACTATGGGCCTATTTCCGTACGGAAAACCTAATTTAAAGATTCCTAAAATTTATGACGACGGGGGCGGTGGGACTTGGAGAACAGCTAACAGAAATTTAATTATCCCTACATATCCTAATGGAGCAGTAGTCAACCAATTACGCTACGAGGAATTAAAAACTCCGATTGAAATTTATGAAAATAAAGAAGACATTACATTACTTCAAAATCGTAGAGATTTAGCCTATGCTGTGCAAACACAAAGTCAGGCAGAAGTATTAAATTTAATTCGGAAAGCAGTTGATAAAACAGGAAATAAAAATGTTGTTTTATCAGGGGGTTATGGATTAAACTGTGTGGCTAATTATTTTTATTTAGATCAATTAAAAGATGAAGGTATTAATCTTTATGTAGAACCGATTAGCAATGATGCTGGCACTTGTATCGGCGCCGCATTGTTAATGCATTATACCATAACAAAAGATAAAAATATTAAACCTTATGCTGAAAGTTTATACCTTGGTCCGGAATACACGTATACAGATGAAGAAATAGAAGCTGTTGCAGAAAAATATTCAGCAGAAATATATTCAGCGGACAATAAACTCATTGTTGAACTTTTAAGAAATAGACACATTGTGACTCTGTTCCAGGGTCGATCGGAAAGCGGCCCCAGGGCATTAGGGAATCGAAGCATATTATTTGATCCGACATTTGCAGATGGCAAAGATTTTGTTAATATGGTTAAACACAGAGAATACTTCCGGCCATTTGCAGGAAGTATTTTATATGAACATGCGCACAATTGGTTTGACCTTAGAGGTATGGATCAAAGCCCTCATATGATGTATGCTGTTAATTGCCAACCAGGTGTGGAAGAAAAGATTCCTTCAATAATACACATAGACGGTACATGTAGAATACAAACCGTAAAAAGAAATCAAAATCCTCATTACTATGATTTAATTAATGAATTTTATCAGGCCACCGGCATTCCAATATTGTTCAATACTAGCTTTAATCTAGGTGGCGAACCATTGGTCGAAACTCTCGATGATGCTGTTAGAACACTGGCTAATAGTCTCATGGAATATCTATATCTTCCAGAATACGAAATAATAATTGTTGTAAAAAATAAAGGAGAATCTAATGCCGAGATCTAAAGCATATTTTATAAATGGGGGCGCTGGCCGTGTACTTAGCTCAATTCCGGCTTTTGAAAAATTAGCAGAAACTGACAATGATTTCCTCGTTATCTGCGAGGGAGGCAGCGATCTACTACGTGGGCATCCTATATTAGACAAAAGGTCATTTGATCATTGGCACAAGGGGTTATTTAATGATCATTTAAAAAATCGTGATTTATACACTCCGGAGCCGTATCGTGTTTGGGAATATTTTAATCAAAAATGTAGTATATCCCAAGCATTTGACATTGCAATTAATAATCAAGGAGTGAGAGAGTTGCCCCCTCCATCTCTACACCTAAGCAAAATGGAAATTTCAGAAGCCTATAAGATAGTGCAGGAAATTAAGGCCAAATCAGGATTTGATAAGATGTTAGTTATACAACCATTCGGGCGAGGAGTACAAAACAACGGAGGGCTTATTGTTGATCCAGGTTCTCGTAGTCTAGCACAACAAGATTTAATTGACATTATTAATGCTCTTAAAAAAGAATATGCTATTATAATTATGACTGAATTTGGTATTCCGTTGGGTGAGGACGATTCTGTTAAATTTAAAATACCACAACCTAGAATTCCTAATTTAAGAATATGGGCGGCAGTTATTGAATTAGCAGATCATTTCTTAGGTTGCGATAGTGTAGGTCAGCATATTGCTAAATCTTTAGAAAAAACCGCCACTGTTATAACAGGCTCAACATTTCCTATAAATATCAGTTATCCTACTGATCCTAATTTTGATATTATTGATGTAGGATTTGGACTAAGAACATACAGCCCTATACGAATTAGCATGGATGATTCTGTTGAAAGAAGCAACGAAAAATGCATGGAATTAACCGACGAACACCGATCACAAATTTTAAAATCTGTGCGTAAACGATTAGGAAAATCTGTTAAATCTAAATTACAGATTATGAATATTGATCCAAGCAAGACTGCCGAAGCTGAAAAAAAATCTCAAATTGAAAAACCAGATTTTCCTATGAGTGCTGTGGCAAAAATTTTATCAGATAATAAATCCACTGACGACTTGTCCGGACAACCAACAAATATTTTTGGTACTAATTAGACCACTGTTGAGATCTGCGTATAAGGACTTCGTTAGAAAATACTGTAGCGTTTGGAGATACGTAAGTTGATTGTACAGTAATGTAAGTAGCAAAGATTCCGGACCCTTGGGCATTTGTCACGTTAGAATTTAATGCAAATTCTAAAGATCCTACTATCTTTGGAGGTTGGAAACACATAAATGTAATTGGAATAGCAAGATTATATACGCTAGTTGATCTATTCAGCACAGTAAAATCAACTTCGGCAAAACTTAATGCATCACGCTCGCCGTCGAATCCAGGAGTTGACGTTCGGCCAACCTGAGTAAATCCGTCAGTTTGTAAGTAGGCTAAATTATTTGCTCTGGCAATTTGACCAGACATTTCAAAATCAAACGGAAGTCCTCTATTTTGTACAATTTGGTTAGTACCTGTAGTTCCTACTACCGGAAATTTTGTTGCCGGCGACGTGCTAATAGAAAAATCTAACCAAGACGACCGATTGGGCGAAGCAGGGACATAACTCGAAGCTGTTGTCAATCCTATTGTTGAAGTTGATAGATAATGATTCCCTGTTTGAAACTCAAATGGTGCCCCGTTATTTGAAACAAGATACGTTCCGGAATTATTAAATCTAGAACTTCCAGAAGGTTGTGTTCCGTCTATGGAAAATATTATTTCAGCCGGGGTATAAGCCATGGTAGTTAAAATTAAGTTTGATTAACTGTTCCGATAATCTTAGCTTGAGCACTAGAAATCAACTGTATAGCAACACTAGTATCTGTAGATGTTGAACTTGTTATTACAGTACTGTATGTACCACCGGCAAATGCTATACCAGGAGTAGCAGTAGCACCAATAACGTTCAATGTGACACTTTGTGCTAATCTATTACCTAGATAATCAAACACATTAACTAGAATATTGCCGTTGATTGTTGTTCCAGTGTATACAAACGTAGTTGTACTTGCTGAAATAAGTAATGTACTACCAACGTTAGTTGACAAGATGTCTATGTAATTTGAAGTCACACTGTTTGCCACAATTGTATTATCAAAGACTTGTACGGCCCAACGACCACTGTAATCTTGGAATAATCTAGAAGCGTTATATTGTTGAGTACTTTGGTATTGATATAATCCCGTGCCGGCATTTAGTACATAGATAACATCGTTGCTAAAAGTCGAACCAGAGTATATAATGGTCCAATTAGAGTTTAGCGGACAGAAGTACCTCGGTCCATAAGCGGCAGTGCTAAGAGAGCCAAGATAAGCGGCGGCGAATGTACTGTCATTTAACGACCAACTGTAAATTTGGAACATGCTTCCGCGGCCGCCTGGTAAATTAAATGTATTAGCTATTGAGACAAGTCCAGTACCGTTGGTATTATATACACCCAAATGTAAACGTTTAACACCGTTGGCATCAACACTGTACCAAACACGATTAACAGTCTGTCTACGGAAATTACTGTCAGTATAGACGCTATTACCAGTATTATCGTGGCCAGCATTAACATAAATCTGTCGCTGTGAACTTGTAGACATACTAGACAGGTCGTACTTGATCAATGCAGTAGTTGAACCGCTTAATAAGTTTAATTCCATTCTAAAAATAGAAATAGTTTGACTTAATGTACTATTTGTAAAAATATCAGAACCGTTAAAACTCATCATGTAGAATCTATAACCAGTACTACTGTCTAAGTCGGGATTACTTGGAATGAGTACTCCACTTAGCCCTTTCTTAAATGTTTGAACTACAGTTGTGGTACTGTTAGCGGCATTGAATAGTCGCAAACTTAACCTAGCTGACAACGCAGTTGATGTTGTGTCGGCGCCTTGAATGCCACCCACCTGAGAATTATGTAGGAAGTAATATCTATACTGATTTCTATTGACTAAGAATGTACGTACTCCATAATCAACACTGCCAAATGGTGCGTTATACTGTAAGTATGCACCATTATTAAGTTGAGTAGTTGCAGTATTAATTACCATGCCACTAGGATTCCACGCTATTATATTTGAACTACAGGTACCACCAAAGAATAAATTGTCTGGTACTTGAATGGTAGAATAACGACCATAAACACAGCAACCACTATGAACCCAAGTACAATTAATGCACATGTAGCAATTACAGTTAACATTACAGCTACCGGTGACACCATTGCTGCCACCAGGTGCCCCTTGATAAGTAGTACATGTATCACCAAATGTTGATTCGTTTACTGGACCACTGTAGCAATAACAGGCCAAGCAACACCAAGCTGTACATTGTGCTTGAGTCAATGAGCTATACGGAGCAAAACAAGTAAAGGATCCCGCAGGACTTTCTACCACAAGATAATTAGTGATTGCAGAATTTACAACAGTATAATTAGTACCGGCTTGTGGAACATAACATATTTGGGCGGTAGCAGTGAAGGCAGCGCAGGTACTACCCGGTAAAACACAACCTTGTAGGCATGCTGTATTACTGCTGGTGTTTATGTTAAAACAAACCGCTGGGGTATTTCCAAGATTTTTAAAAGACGTGTTGTAATTAGAATCTAGTGCCGTGCCGTAGCTTTGGAAACAACCAGCCGCATACTCTCCACTGAATCGACTGCCTGTTAGGTCAAAAGAATTGGCTATATAACCGGGTTCAAATGTACATGCGGCAACAATAGGCGAAATTTGTAGGCCAGCATCAGTACAGGCCGGTGATCCCTGATAGTTATTAATCATTTCTAAATTATTTGAACCATTATAGAACTGACCATTGACTACATAATTTTGGCCGGCATAGCCATATTGCACCAAAGTCTGTGTTGGAGGTGGTAAGTATCTCTGATAAAATTTTGCCATGTTAATTTCCTATTATAAAGTTCCTGTATTATTCTCAGTTGAATTATTTTCAACGGGCTCTTCACTTGTTCCAGGTGCCGGCTCTATTGTGGGCGGCACATCATAATCTGGAATTCTATCTTCCAAGTGATGATTAAAATTTACCTGTGTCCATTCATAAGCTTCGTCTCTACTAGCCCAAGGTTGTGGTATAGACCCTTGATTGGCATCTAGGGGCTTAAAAGGTTGGTGCAATACAACTTGACCAGTGTCTACCTCGTATACCTCTGCTACTCCATTTAAAAATCTAAATTCATATCTGTACATTCTAATCTCCAAATTTATATATAATTAAATGACACATACATATCGGCAGCATACAATCCTGTATTAGTCACAATTACTGTGATATAATCGTTGCTAGATGTTGTGGCAATTCCTGTGGAAGTTGTATAAGCATTAGTTCCTGTCCACGCCAAGCTAACAGCGGTATTATCATTAATGTTAATATTTATGCCTACAGCTTGAGTTCCTGCTGTTAGAACCCTAGCAGTTATTTGGTTAACTGATATAGGGTTAATTGGGTACCAACGAGTAGTATAACTGCTATATCCGACTGTCAAGCTGCCAGGAGTATACGATGTGGTCACCTTAGGTGTTTGACTTAGAGCTGAAATTGCACCAGTAGTTGTACTGATTGAGTAAATTTTGCCACCAACGTATAAATCTCGGCCGATGCCGACACCGCCCTGTACAACCAAGGATCCTGTACTAGTTGATGTTGCGTTTGTGTTGTTCTGAATAATCAGCGGATTTGTTATAGTTCCACCAAAGAAATTCGCTGGTCCTGTAGGTCCTTCGGGGCCCGATGGCCCGCCATATACGGCAGCACCGGTAGGTCCGCTAACACCTGATGGTCCGCTAACTCCGCTGGCACCGCTAGGTCCTTGTGGTCCTGTTCCGCTAGGTCCTTGTGGTCCTCTAGGACCACTAGTACCGCCACCTGCGCCAACAAGACCACCTGTGCTGTAAATTGAACCCGCTACATACAAATCTTTTGCAATGCCAACTCCGCCTGCAACCTGTAGTGACGCTCCAGCAACCGACGATGTTGACGTTGCTGTAGACGGTACTACAACAGTACCTGTGTTATCTTGTAAGAACGATAAATTACTGGCTATTGTCATTGATTATTCCTTAGGCCTGCGCTTCATTCCAACGTAAAACCAAGTTAGTTTGTAGTGGAGGTCCTGATGTTAAGTAAACATTGACAAACAAAGTGTCCGGGCCGTTGGGGAATGTACCACGGCCGCCTAGTGGCGTATTTGATAATTCTTTCAATTGCCCTAATTCTAGCTGGTCTTTGTTAGCCGGTGAAGAGATGAACGAGAAAATTGTTTCACCTGGAACAGCCCACTGGTTTCTATAGAATGTTAAACTTGTTGCAGTGTTAATTTGACTCAATGCAGGCTGTGTTAAGAATATAACTCCGTCACCAACTGATTGTATCAGAGTATTTCCCGCAAGACCAGTGCCGCCAGTGATTGGATTAACAGTAGTTGTCACAGCATCTCCAACTTGCATACTAGCAGTTGACGCTACAAAAACTTGATTACTATTAGCGGGAGTTGCATTAAAAATACTAACTGTTGTCACATAAGTTGCCGAACCGTCAAATTGCACAGCACCAGCTGGCGCAACTTGTGTAAAACTTGGTTGACCCGAGCCTAATGGATTACCGTTTTGTACAGTACCTTGTAGACCGTACCACGTGACCCTGTCTGCGTTCAGCGGGTAGTTTGCAGGATTTAAAACTCCTTCAATAACCACCGCCTGTTGTCCCCCTGATCCGCCACCAACGGTGTTTTCAATAGATGTCAACAATAACTGCGCTCGATTAATAAGATCACGCACACCTAAGTCACCAATAATAGCGTTAGAAACACTAGGTGCTAGACGAATGGCAAACGCAGTCTTTTTAACCACCGATGCAATAACGTTAGGCGCTTGATAGCTAAAAATGTATCCACGGTCTTCATCGAAACCGCCGTCTTGTAAGAAAGCTGACCCCCAATGGCTAATTGTTGGACTAGCCGTTATACCCACAGGAATAAGCCCTGTGCCTGCGGCGTGGGAGGCAGCCGGTCCAGCTGTGTATGCTCTCAATGCTCCGCAAACATATTGTCTTAGAGGAATACTTCGAGTTAAATTCAACAAAGAACCTAAACCAGTTGCTGTACTCTTACCGTTATATCCAATCAATTCGTTGTCTACGTAAACTGTACCCGAAGTTGCATAATAGGTTAGGTCGTTGACAATCACTGACGTATCTGAGGGACCCATGCTTAAGAATATTGATGTACGCTGTCCTTCATTCATGACCTCATAGCGCACAGGTTGATTTCCTGAACGCATATAGGCTTCTGCCCTATTGTTTGAATTTTTTAGTCTATGTATAACTATGTAATTACCATCTGGACCACGTAGCATCCATTCAATAAATCCAGCACCGTACCAAGTCCATTGCATACCTATCATCTGCATTCTACTAGGATTTAACAGGTATCCGCTAGGATTGAATACGCTATTACTTCCGTCGCATCGGTCAGTGTTCCATTGAAATTGCGGAACAAGAATATCTATGGTCTTGGCAGCTTTGACAACGGTCGTAGATGTAGTACCCCGCCATGGTGGAACAACATACAACCATGTTGAACTAGATACTGCTGAGACTACGTGTGACATACCTTTGATAACAATTCGATCCCCTGCAACTAATTGGTAATCAAAACGAGTATTATTGCCTGTGACCAGTGTACTACCTACAGTGACGTTTAATGTTCCTGCAATTTGTGCAGTACTTTGACGCAGACCGCAGGCCATTAGGGTGCCGTCAAACTGCATGAAAATGCCGTTTTGATCGTCAAAAGTTCCTGCACGTACTGTTGCTCCATACCAGCTAACATGCGACATAAATGACGGAACAGTTAATGCCGGAGCAGTACTAGACAATACATTAGTTGCTGTGACTATAATTGTGCGTTCATCCAGAATTCGTGCCACAGGATACGTTCCTGTAAATCCATTGCTAGTGCTCATACCCGTTAAACTGATCGTTGCTCCTGCTTGTAGACCATGTTCTATTTCGTCTGTGGTTATGTATATTTCCGCACCAATGATTGTATCTGTTGCTGTCACAGCTCGCAGGTCATAGTTGGGAGCAAAAAGTGCGGCAGTGTTATAGTTAATACTTTTACCTGATTGATAACGAACATATTTCTTACTCATACGTGCTGAGTGAGCTCCGTATTGCGGACCTCCAGTGCCTAAACTAACCCCGCCGTCAACAGGTCTGTGTACAAAGAATGAATCACAACGACTGTAGATAATTCCCACAGGAGTGCCTGATATAGTTCCCCACTGTCGTGCCTGAAATGTCAATGTAGTCAGTGTTGGTACTGTGCTAATAAAGAATGGTCCATTGACAAAACCGTGGTTATTAACACCGTTGTCACTGCTGATAGCAGATATAAACGCATCTCCCGGTATGTATCCGTGATTGGTAGCAAATGTCAATGTGATTGTGGCAAAACTTGTGGGGCCGCCGCCTGCAACTGAGAAAGTAGGAGTTTGTCCTGTTCCTGAATAAAATCCACCTTTACGTAAAATACTGTAGGGCGTACTAATTTGCTGATTAGAAGTGGTTCCTACTTGAGCCTTGGCATAATAAGTAAACCTATTTGGATTAATAACTGCATTTACAATTAATTCTCCCTGAGCTCGGGAAAATCCCGAAGTTGTTGGGTCTAGGTTAGTGACCACAATAGGCTGGCCTGCTAGAAGATAGTGCGGAACAACTGTGGTCACAGTGATTAAACTTGCAATATCAACACCTTGAGCATTACTAGCATCTGTGGTTATTGACTGTATAGCAAAGTCACTTCCTGGAATTTCAAAAATACCCGGTTGTGCCCTAACCATACTCAAGGTCTGCCACTTAGTTGGTTGTAGACCGTATTCAAAGTCAGCATCAAGCATGGATACTGGAGCGGCCATACGCATACGTTCGAAGCCGTCTGTGCCTGCAGGCCATGGTCGTATAATAGTCTCTGTTCTTTCTACAAATATACTAAGGTTGTCTGCGGCTAATTGTCCTACCGTGGCCACAGCAATGGTTATGATTGTAGTACCGTCTCCATTTTGAATAGCAGTAGGGAAGGCCGCTGAGTTGCCTCTACTAAATGATACCGTAGTTCCAAAATATGTACTATCGGCAAAATTGTATAAAATAACATTACGAGTGACGTTGGTTATAATAGTGATCTGATTTAGATCCCACTTTCCCGGAATTTCTATGGTAGCTTTAGTAGAGCCTACTGCCGGAGTAAAAGCATATTGTCTAATCTGTTGTTTTGCCATTTTTCTTAACCTTACTTGTAATTATCTATTTTAGGAACCCAACGCTATAGTCATTGCTAAATTAATTCCCTGAATATTATTTAAACCAGTAGACGATAATCCTGCAACAACTCTAATAGTATCACCGGCGTTTCTGCCTTGAGTTAGTATAACCTGTGTACCATTACTTGCTATAAAATCTGATGATCCTAGAGCTATTCCATTGGCAAATACCTGTACAGTATTTACAGTATATCCTGTTGATATAGTAAACGCTGTTTGCCCTGCAGTAGCTGTAAATTCTTGAATAGCTGTTGGAATAACTTGTGCACCACCAGTATACAGGGCGCCACCAGCAGTTATTGATCCTACAGAAGATATTGTTGCGCCAGCACTGATATTTCCACTAGCCGCTAGTGTACTAGCACTGGGTACAGCAATTCTGGTCCAGCTGTTAGTAGAGACAGTATACCGATAAGTTGCATTATTAACAACTGCGGTTTGGTTATTTGTGGGCGACGTTGGAAATGCCATTTTTTATCAAGATTCCTTTGTTGTGTATTTAGCTCGTTTATACAATAGTAAAACTTCCTGCGCCAGTAAATGTCAGTATTGTGTTAGATCCGTAAACAGCTGAACTTGGAGATCCTGTACTCGATACATATCGAGATGTTGGAATGCTGACTACAACTATTCCAGATCCGCCAGCATATCCGTTAACTAAATTGCTTCCACCACCACCGCCACCCCCAGTATTAGCAGTGCCTGCAGATCCTGCAACACCTCCACCTGAATTTTGAGCTCTTCCGGCGCCTCCGCCACCTTGTCCGCCTAAACCGGCAGCCTGCGTTAATCCGTCTGCTTGTACGCCACCTCCTCCGCCGCCGGCAAAATAGTAATTTCCGTAGCCGTCTGACACCCCAGAAGTCGATCCCGGAATTGGATTCAACAATCCTAGACCCCCGTCGCCGCCTTTTATACTGTCGATAACACCAACGGGCGTGCCTATGATACTACATGCTGATATAGCACCAACTCCTCCCGGAATATCAATCTCATCAACTCGAATGTTAATATCGTTAGTAGGGCTTGTGCCACCAAATAGTGTACCGTCCCATAGAACTATATCACCTACTACATAGTTAATACCACCCGAAGCGGTAGTTATACTAGTATAACTACCGGTAGCACCGTCTCGAACCACAGTTAATAGTGCATTAACTCCGGTACCTGTTGTTATTGTTTGCGGAGTGTTGCTGTAAGTTGCTCCGATATTAATATTTCCATTACCGCCTGCACTAGCCGCACCTCCACCTCCACCGCCTGCTCTCAGTGAATCAGTGCCTGCGGCTGTTGCATTACCTCCTGCATAACCTTGTAGAGATTGGCCAAGTCCACCCGCAACTCCTCGAGGGTTAGGTACAGATGTTCCAGGGCCTCCTGTAAATCCACCGCCACCTCCACTACCACCTGTTTGTGCGGCATTATTAATTCCGTCACCTCCTAGTCCACCTCCAAATGCAGTCAATGAAACAGAATTTGGTCCTGATATACTAGAATTCGTGCCGTTGCCTGTGGTTCTTGATGTTTGTCCTGCTTGTCCTCCTGCTCCGACACCTACTAAAAACGTGCCTACATAAGCGTTAATAACACCTGTTATCAATCCCCCAGCGCCGCCGCCCCCTCCAACACTGTTTGATAGTAAGCTACGTGTGCCCCCTCCTCCGCCACCAGCAACTATTAAGAACATAACTGGAATATTACCTGTGTTAATATTATTAAACGGAGATATTCCTGTTGCTACTGTAAGAGCAGTAGGATTAGTTATTGACAAAAAGTTAGAAGATACATCTGTGGTAGTATTCACTGCTGATTGGCAGGTTAACAGTATGGTATTTGTTGCACTAGTTAGTGGAAAAATAGGTGCTGAGAAATTGGCATTATACAAAGAAATATCTTTAATTATTCGAAGGTTAGATATATAACCATTAAATGTATTGGCCAAACTACCCGATCCCCAAGTGCTGGCATAGTTTGATCCTATGGATAGTCCGTTGTTGTTAGTTATTGGAGCTAGGGCCGTTGTTTGTGTAAAATTTAAAACGCCATTTAAGTATCCTCGATATACTCCACCCGAACGTGACACTGCAATATGATACCATTGATTGACTACACATGATCCTAACCACCCTGCTGGGTTTCCTGCATCGCTGGTTCCAATTACATTGGTACTAGGGAATGCGCGACCTGCACCCCATAATATTCTCACTGCGCCATTACCTCCAGGGCCGCTAAAGGTATTAAATCCATCATTACTACCACCACCACCACCGTATTCACCACCATTTTCTGCGCCTTGACCCCCACCATTGGCACCACCTGAACCACCTCTGCCACCAACATCTCCACTTACACCAGGTCCTCCACTTGTACCTTGTCCCTGCAGGCCAACTCCACCTCCCCCACCTTGGCCATTATACCCTGTTCCTTGTATAAAACCACCACCCCCGCCACCGCCACTACCTGCGCCTGCATTAGGGCCAAATGTCCATCCTTGCCCGAGGCCACCGTCGCCAGAATAACCACCTGCACCACCGCCTGCTCCTAGACCACCTGATCCTGAGCCGCCGGCGCCGCCATTACCGCCACCATCACCTACAAAGTTGCCACCTGAAAAATTACCGCTTGCACTACCACCACCGCCTTTAACAGTGGCAGCACTGATAAAATAACTGTCGCCACCTGCAGTCGGTGACCGACCAGCTAACGGAATTCCGCCTTGTTGTTGGCCATTACCACCACCACCTACAACTACGGTATAAGTTTGACCAGGTGTGACCGCGATGTTATTTTTCCATCCCAGCCCGCCACCTCCACCAGCCCCTGGAGATCCACCTGAGCCAACAGTGCCACCACCACCACCACCACCGACGCAGACTACACAGACCGATGTGACCCCAGTAGGCACTGTCCAGCTATAGGTTCCGGGAGTGGTGAATGATATAGATCCAAATCCTGGAGTACCGCTGGCACTATAGCCGCCTATGTCAGTGACTGAATTGTTAGAACTTGCCGCAAAAACAAAAGAATTATTAAGTCTTGATATTTCATAGCTTGAAAGGGCGGCACCTATGCCTCCTTTGTTGATCAACATACCAGTTCCGCTAACGCCTAATGTATATGCCCACAATTCGATGGTAAAATCACCGGTTAGATTTAATTTAGAATCTGAAGGTAGTAATAAATTACTACTTGCAAAATATGCAGAGCCACCCTGGAATGGATTACTGGTTGACGGAACCACCGATCCTATGTTGTTTACTGTAGCATTGATACTTGAATTATCTGTTAAAAATCCATCAGTTGCATATAATGTGTTTAATAGCAGTCCTGTACTAGTTGACGAAGCTAAAGGATTACTAGGTGGTTGAAAAGTTATAGGTGTACCTATAGTTATGGATCCACTGGCAGTAAATGCGTATAACCGATTTCCAGCAACAGTTGTTGTTATAGGATTTCCTGATGTCACTGCGGCTGGGTAAAGAGACGCTGAATAACTAATGATTGCTACACCAGAACCACCATTACCTGGATAGTTATAAGTGCCGTAGCCGCTAGAAGCACCACCGCCACCACCTGTGTTGGTTAACCCGTGTGTACCTGTATTTGTACCGCCTGTTGTAATGCTAGAACTAGCGTTATATCCGCCACTGCCACCACCACCTTTACCACCAGCTCCCCCTGGATACCCACTTCCTGATATTGCACTTGATCCTCCGCCACCGCCCGCAAGATAATAACTTCCGTTATATAGTTCTCCTATAGTACTACCAGTAAATGGGTTTACTTTACCAATACCCCCATCTCCTGCGGCTGTACTAACCGTGACATCCATACCTTGTGCTCCAGCACCACCACCGCCTGCACCTGATGTAGTTCCAACATTAGATCCTCCACGATTTCCTTGACTTTCAATTGCAGTGCCAGCACCGGGATTACTATTAACTCCATCATAGGCGGCGCCGCCGCCGCTTCCGCCCCAACCTCCTTTGGCCGTTATAGCACCTTGGTTGGCAAAACTACTGCCTCCACGACCGCCACCTACTGCTCTGGACGTTAAGAATGTCGATGCCGTACCACTTGTTATTGAATCTGCAGATTGAGTTATAACTCCCTGTCCTCCTGACCCAACCACAATTGGATAAGATGATCCGTAGGTTAACAGTCCAGTATCAATAAGATATCCACCTGCGCCACCGCCACCACCAGATCCACCGCCGTAGTCGCTGGTTAGATCTACATTTGTGCTAGGGAACGCCCGTGTTATACCTGTACTACCTGACCATAAAATACGAACCGCACCATTATATGCAACTCTATATTGATTACCGCTACTGCCATAACTTTGCCCTGATTGGCCACCGCCATATAATCCTAATACTCCACCAGATCCTGGTCCACCGTTAGATGCGCCGTCAGCACCTTGACCGTATACGCCAACGCCACCGCCATAACCTATAGGACCAGGGTAAGAGCCATAGCCGCCGCCTCCACCACCACCGGATCCAGCACCAGCAGGTACACGTATACTGGCACCACCGCCACCATCGAACCAGCCGCCAGCTCCGCCAGAACCGGTATAACCACCAGCACCACCTCCACCATAAGCATATCCGCTGACAAACTGTTGACCACGGTAGCTTCTGCCGCCATTGCCTCCTCCGGTGCCTACGTATCCGCCACCATAACCCATAGTATCAGGGTAGTACCCCGCTTTGGCTGCCTTACCTCCAAAGCCTGCTACAGTAGTTGCATCAATAAAATAGCTGTCGCCACCATCAAACGGGGTTCCAAAATAATCTGTCGGTGTTGCAACACCCACAACTACATTGTATGTTTGTCCGGGAACTACTGTTATATTATTTTTCCAGCCTAACCCTCCACCTCCACCCCCACCATCTATACATCCGCCGGCACCGGCGCCAATACAGACTACACAAACTGAAGTGACGCCGGCAGGAGCTGTCCAACTACCTGAAGATGTAAAAAGCTGTGAACCAGGTTGGACGCCACCAACTGCTAGAGTAGTTCCAGGCGCGGGTTTGCCAGTTCCGCCCGCTCCGCCACCTGCAACCAGTAAATAATTTACAGTGGCTGTTGGTACACTTCCACCATACTGCGCGGTGCCTTTAGTCACACGAATATTAGAAATATAACCAGTTATATATGAACTGGCTATAGCATCCCCGGCTGCCCCAATATACCAATTACTTCCAACTCCGTTTAATGCTCCGGAAAACGTATAATTGCCGCTGGCCGTGCCATTTATATACAAAGTTATAACACCGTTTAATCTAACCACAGCAAGGTGTGTCCATTGATTATAAGTTATAGGTATAGTACTAGAAATTACTGGAAATGCTACTCCGTTGATAGCAACTTGATATTTTGTAGTATCACCACTGCTATGTCCGGCAAATAAAGATAAACTACCTGCGGTATAAGAGGTATAATTTGAAAAAATGCACGGTGTACTGTAATTTCTTGCAGTCAATAATGACCAACATTCTACGGTAAAGTCTCCAGTACCAAATTGCAAAGAACTATTAGTAGGTACGGTTAGATAATTAGCGCCAAATTGCAGACTTCCCGATAAAATTCCTAGGGATAGACTACTTGAGCCGGCACGGGGCCAAGAAAAATTGTACCTAACATCATCTGCACTCCATAACCCGTTAGGCTGAGCAAGAGATGTTATAAGGTTTCTAGGACCAATAATTCCGCCGTTTAGTCTGCTTCTCATAATATTAAAAAGTTATACTTCCTGTACCTGCTGTAAACGTGTATACCCAAAACCCTGGTCTAGATATTGTGTTTACTGTAAAAGTTAAGTTATTTACAATTCTTATAGCTGAAAATGTATTAGGGTAAACAATAACTTGTATACCACTGCCAATGGTCATTGCTAGTGGAACATTATATTTTTGTACATATTGAGGAAAATAATTTACGGTTCCACCGTAGCCAACAATAGTGCCTGTTAGCCCATATGTAGCGTTGCTTCCGCTGGCCGCTGTGGCTGTGAGATATTCAAAATTTGGAGGACTGGCCAGCGGCCAACTGTTGGTACTTTGTCCTAATTCTTCGTCAACTATACTCCAAATGCCTGTGGCTGAGCTGATAGTATATGTAGTTGTTGTTCCAATTACGCCACCATTGATCCTTGTTCTCACGATATTGTTTCATATGAACAGACCGCTACCAACGATCCAGTGACACCACCATATACCCGAAGTGCATCTCCTTCTTGCAGATATATTGCTGTATCCTTACCAATAACAACCAGTGAACTGTTTAACGGCACAGATACGTTAAAACTCACCGGATATGCCACAGCAGTTCTAAATATATCTACGTAAGAAGCTATATTGGTTGTGGTATTGATATTGCTAAAAATTAAATTGTTAACCCTCACAACTGTATTGCTACCTGCAGGATTACTAACTAATGACTGTGCAGAAGTTAATACGTTCTGTACTGCGGTACTTCCGTACATTGTGCTTATGTTTACTATATTAGGTGCTGACATAGGTTATCCTCCAAAGAACAGCGAAAATACTATCATTTTATTTGTCGATTGCGCAGTTATAGAAACTGCACTATATTCGTCTATCCAGTAATAAGACGTACCATCTGATGTCCATCTATACATAACATCAGTTGATGTGTTGTACCATATATCCCCAATACCTGGATTTGCAGGAGGAGTTGGTGATGATGTATTACGAGTGCCGCCACCAGTAATTTGACCACTGACTACAACATCACCACCGATGCCAACTCCACCTTTGACCTGTAGGGCACCTGATGTAGTATTAAGTGAGTTTGTATTATTTAATACAACAAATGTAGAGGTAGTACCTGTAGTTGCAATACCACCTGCATATTGACCAATAGTTGCTGTGGTTATAATCTGGGCGCCCGCAACAAAACTAGTGGTATTGACATACAATGCTCCGCCAATACCAACACCACCGTTGACAATTAATGCGCCTGTGACAGTTGACACAGCCAGAGTGGTATCATTAATAGTGGTAGCACCTGTTATAAGGCCGCCTGCAAATACGCTTCCGCTGCCTACCAATGTTCCATTAGAATAGATAAGATCCGCATATAGTGTACCACTGATACCAGCACCACCGCGAACAATTAATGCACCTGTGCTAGTAGATACTGATGTACCTGTTCCACCTATAACCAGTGAAGATACTGTAGACGAATTTGTATAAACCCTAACCCATGAATTAGAAGCGGCCCTATATTGGTAGGTTATATTATTAACTACTGCTGTTGCGCCATTTGAGGGGAAACTTGGAAATGCCATTTAATTGTCCTTTATGACCAATAACCTGCAACAGGTGAATTAGGTGAAATAATCTGATTAGTTGTACCAGGAATAACCACAGTGTATAGTGGTACAGCTTGTCCTAAAACTCTAACTCCGTTAAGTTGTACGTTCAGCATTATTGGTCCTGTGTCTTTTATATTTCTAATGTAAACCGGATTTGGTATTCTATACGCTCTAAGTTTTGTAATAACATTTACTACAGTACTTCTAGTTAGAACACGTGCCCCATTCAACTGTGTATTTAAAGTTTTTGGCCCAAGATCACTAAATCTACGTGCGATAGTAGGAATATGAACTCGATACACTATAGGTTTACGTACAACATTAACAGGTCCAGCATAAACAGTTGCCGGAATTCCCTGACGATTGTAGAAAGTTTTTGCACCACCGTCATTTAAGCGTTTTACAATAGGTCCTGGATATGGTATTGTATGCGGTATCATGTTGGCCTGCATGGTTGCAGTGGCAACATTTAGTGTTCTATTAAAAAACACAACATTTGTACTGTTAACTGTTATACCAAGTTTTAGTGTTGGATTTACTTGTGCTAGCCCTGATACTAATCCTGCAGTTGTTAACTGAAATGTACCAACAGAAACACCGTAAGGAATACTAGGATTAAATCGTGCTCTAACATTGGTGTCAATTAATACTGATGCACCTATGCCCGAGTAGCCTCTTATTTTAGGATTAACAATAACGCCGGTAGTTGTGGTTATCTGTGTACTAGTCAGTGAGGTCACAAACGGTGTTAGCGTATTGGTATAATTAATCGTTCCATTTCTAGTTAATATAAAGTTATTAAAGCTAGAGTCTGCAAACTGGCCATTGTCAGTGGCAGTCAACGTTAGCGGACCGTTTCTAACAGTTAGTAAAAGTTGTGTGCTTGTACCTGTGGTCAACGGTGCAACAGGTGCGTTGGTTGATGCAGTATAGAAACCAACACCTCTACTGATACGTAGATTTGTTAAAGATCCTGACAGAAATGTACTGGCATCCTGTCCACGCCCAATCCAAATTGCATTATTACCGGTTGAATAGTTAACGGCATCCGCGGCAGAATAATATACAACACCGTTGACTAAAATTCTTAAAGTACCGTTAACTTTACTATAAACTACATGATACCATGTGTTGATAGCGGGTGTTATTCCACTGGTTGCTCTGTGTGCAGTACCATCGTGTAATGTAAAAGAGTTTGCAGGAGTACCCGCCGCGCCAAATACGCTAAAGTAAGCAGGTACAGCAGTTGCACTACCACGTAGATCTAAGATAGTTGTCTGTGCAGGTAGTGCAGTAAAGTATGTCCAGAACTCTACAGTCCAATCTTGTACACCTAGAACCAAATTAGCATTACCGGTGAAGCTGAGGAAGTCTGTAGTTCCGTTAAATTGCAAACTACCAATGTTTAATGTATTGTAAACATAAGGTGTCGATGTAGACACCCATGTAGGTGTCCCAGCAAATGTTATTGCAGTATTATTAAGGCTGGTATCTCTGTAGGTTGTTGCAGATGTTTCAGTCTGTAATAAGAACTGTGTATTAACAATCGGGTATGGTGGTAATGTTGGTATAGCATTAAACAAGTTAGTGGTATACAAAGCAGTACCATTGATAATACGCATACTGGTTATAAAACCTTGGAATGGACTAGCTAGGTCACGTGAGTCAGCACCAATTCTTGCTGGACCAATTGACGAGAAGTTAACAGCATTAGTTATAGTGATTGGATTAGTTAAAATATTAACGCCGTCTACAAATATACGAATATTATTGCTAACATCTCTTGTCACAGCTACATGGCGCCATGTGTTCAACAAATTAGGAACAATAACGTTTTGTAGTCCAAAAAGGTATGTAGGAGCTAGATAATATCCAGTTTGCATAACACTAATTGTAGTAGCACCAACATCAATTCTTAGTCCACCTGGGAAAGCACCTTGACTGTACAATGTACAAGCTGTGCTGGTAGTTAAATAAATCCAAGATTCAAATGTAAACTGTCCTGCTAGTTGCATTGCACCTGGATTAATAATAGTTAGATAATCAGTGTTGGTAGTAAACGGGTTGTTCTGACTGAATGTAGGTCCGCTAGCTGTGACACCAAATCCTAATGATCTGCTAACAACAAAACTACTTGTGCTAGAATCTACCAAATATGAAGTTGCAGAGGTGGCATTTAATAAGAATACTGTGCCAGTAGTTGCTAGTGATAGTGGTACCCTAGAAGGAGTAAACGCTGTTCCGCCTGGATATAATCCGTATCCTTTTAACACACGAATATTGTTAATATAACCCTGGAAGAAGTTTGCGGCAGTATTTCTTGTGTCACCGGTATTGCCAATGATAAAGTCACTGCTAACACCGTAATCAGTGGCATCTGTATACGTCACACCAGTTTGAGTACCGTTGATGTACATTCTAGTACTACCACTGTTTCTCGAAATAGCAAAATGATACCAGGTACTGCTGGTCAATGCACCAGTTATAATTCTTGGTACACCGCCTACATAATACGCATAGGTGTTGACCGCAGTTTCTGACTTAAATGTAGGCTTGAGCTGGCTTGTACCAGCACTACTGGCTCTAAAATCAATGATACCTTGATTAACACCGGATTGAATTAATGGATAGAACCAACCTTCGATGGTAAAGTCACCTGTACCAAATCCTAAATTGGTACTAGTTGACACTACAATAGCATCGTTAAGTGCATTGTTGAATAATAAACTACCGCCTGCGGCTGGACTAACAGGAATACCACTGAATCTTAAGCTACCGTTAACCAATGGATACACTATAGATGTTGCCGTCGATGTTGTTATGCTAGACTGTACTCGAATTGAGTTGTAAACACTTTCGCCAACGCTAAATCTCTCGTAGGTTGTCCTATTGATATTAGGTCTAGCTTCAGTTATAGCAGGTCCTTGCCGTAGGCCAAATTGCTTGTTAACATAAGGGTTAACTACCATTGGGAATGTCCAAGGAGTAGCACTATTATTAACACCATTGAGTGTTAAATTATATGTAGGTCTACTACGATTAGTTTTTATACCATTGGCTGCGCTAGTCACAAATACCGCGGCAGCAATACCATTTCCCTGTGGTCTAGGAGTTATAACAATACTAGAAGTTGTTATAACTCTAGTTGATGTTGTACCTACAATAAAAGGTGTTGATGTGCTGAAGCTAGGAGTACCAACTTGTCTAACACCTATATCAAATGCTGTGCTAGTTGCCGTGTTTGTCGGACTAGGTTGTAGCAAGAACTGTGTACTAGTTCCTAGGACAAACGGTGCTAGTGGGACTGATGTATTTGTAGTATACATAGCAACGCCACCAACAACACGGAAGTTAGTTATATAACCTTGCAAGAATCTTCTAGTATTACCATCTGATTCAGCACCAATAGTCAAAGGCGCTGCCGCATAGTTAATAGTATCAAAATAGTTAATACCCTGTTGAACACCATTGACAAATAATCTTGTTATTCCCGAAGCACGAGACACAGCAATGTGTGTCCAAGTGTTGATGCTAGGAGTGTTTCCTGTGATGACAATTGCACCATTAGCATAGTATTTTAATTTACCAGCATCAGTGTTATCAACGTACAATGAACTAACAGCACCTGTAGGAACACCACTTCTAAAATCCCATACAAAGGTATTATTATCAGCGGCACCGTTGGCTACTCCGTTAGATGCTAGACGTTGTAGGTATGCCCAAGTTTCTACAGTAAAGTCTTGTAGACCAAGAGCAAAGTTAGTTGACGTTGTAGTACTTAGATAATCAGTAGTTCCGTTGAGCTGTACACTGCCAAATGTTGATGTAGTATAAACATACGGTGTTAGTGTAGAAACCCAGGTTGGAGTTCCAGAGAATATAATTGCATTATTACTAGTACTAGAATCTCTAAATGCTGTGGCCTGTGTTTCGTTGGTCAAATACAGATGCTGTAAAGGAGTAGGAGTGGTCACAGATGTTTGTAGTGTGCCACCACGAGTTATAATCGCTGATCCTGTACTGATATCAGTAAATGTATTAAATGGTCCGTTTAAAGTCAACAATACTGTGGCAGTTGTTGCCGTGGTCAGTGGCATACTTGGTACTATAAAATTAGTACCAGTGTATAACTGTAATCCTCTTGTTATACGTAGGTTGGAAATTGACCCCCAAGTAAAGTCTGTATAAACTGATCCGTTAAAATATGCACCAATGGCCAACGGAGATCCAGCAATGTTTGTTATTGTGACAGCCGGTACAGTGAGTACAAGCGCACCATTAACATAGATTGATACGGTAAGGGCAGTTAAATTGTATACCCATGCACAATGGCTCCAAGTATTCAATGGCAGTTGCACACCAGGCGCAACCCAAATAGTACTACCGTTAAAGAATCCAATCCATCCGTTGGTTATATTTAAAAACCCTTGATAACTGGTACCACCAGAACTACGTTTGGACCACAGTGTATTGTAGTTTGCATAGTTGCCCGAGGGGTTAACCAAACATTCTATGGTCCAGTTCCATCCAGCAAGACCTAATGCAAATGAATCTGGCATGGTCAAGTAGCCAGTGGTTCCGTCAAATCTAGCATAACGATTTGGTGGATTGTCTGGTAATAGTGGCGGTTGTGTGTATGAGAACAATGTCGGGAACAGCGTTGCCCCGTTGATCATACGCAGACCTGTGACATATCCATTAAACGGATTTGCCAGGTCACGTGATTCAGCACCAATTCTAGATGGTCCAACAGCTGAAAAGTTAGTTGTTATACTTGCCACTGAAGTTGCAGTAGTGCCGTCTACATATAAACGTAATTGATTGCCTACATCTCGAGTCACAGCAATATGACGCCAAGTATTTGTTAAATTAGGAACTGGGATACTTTGTAATCCAGGAATATACGTCGGCTGTGTAAAGCCATTTTGCATGATACTAATACTAGTAGGTGCAACGTCAATTCTTAGGCCTCCTGCAAAGGTACCTTGACTATAAAGTGTTCCACCACCGTTTGGTGGTAGATAGACCCAAGCATCAAAACTAAATTGTGCTGTACCGGGTTGTAGCGGACCTGGATAAATTACACTTAGGTAATCTGTAGTGGTTGTAAAAGGATTATAATTACTAAAAGCAGGACCAGTAGCAATAAGTCCAAACCCTTGAGACCTATTAGTTGTGGTATTAACAGTACTAGAATCATTTAATGCTGTAATTGCAGATCTAGAACCTAGCAAATATACAGTACCGGTAGTAGCCGTTGTTAGTGGACGAGTTGATGTATTAAATCCTGCAACGGTATAAAATGAAGTATTTGACAAACGTACATTGCTAAGATATCCATTGAAGTACAAATTAGTGCCAGCAACACCAGTTTGACCAATGTATAATGTGCCAGATGCTAGCGATGGTAGATTTTTAGCATTGGCTGTTGCAGATGCAATGCCGTTTATATATAATTTTGCACCGGCTGCAACACCAACTAGTGCCATGTGATACCAAGTTCCTACAACAAGAGTACTAGGTAGTGTAAATGTTGTATTGAGTGCCGCACCAAACACCACATTAGCGGTTGTAGAAGATATTTCTACAGTCCATCTATTAGTTGCATCTTGATATAAGGCTATTGCACAACTGGCAGCGGCCACTGAATTTAAATTAAACCAAAATTCAACTGTGTAATTAGTAGTGGCACCTACATTTAAGTTTGCGCTGTACGGCATTGATAGGAATTGATTAGTACCATTGAATAATGATGACCCACCGAGTACCATAGTAGAAGGAACTAAAACATTAGGGAATGGTGACAGCCCGGATGCTACTGCAGAATTATTGTTTGTAATTGCAAATGCATTTACACTTGCGTCAACAATTGATGATTTCAATTGTGCGGTTAATAGTTGAGTGTCATTAATTGCAGTTAGTGGGGTTGTAGGAACTGCAAAATTTGAAGTGTAAACAGCAGTTCCTCTGACAAATCGAACGTTTGATATATATCCCGGGAATGTGAATGTTAAATTACTAATTCTAACACTGGTTATAGATCCTAATGATGCAATATTAGATGTTTTACTGTCTACAGCAACACCATTGATATAAAATGTTGCTACTCCATTTACCCTTGAAAATGCTAAATGTGTCCATGTATTCAATATTGTAGTTGCTGTGTATGATGCATTTTGAAATACTGAATTAAGTACATCTGTTCCGAATACTATTTGAACCCTGTAATTGGATCCAGAGTTTCCTATTCTTAATGTTAATTCATTTGTACTATCACTAATCGAGAACAAGTACGCATAATTAGTGGGCGCCGTTGTTAGCCACGCCCATAATTCGATAGTGAAGTTATCACCTGCTCCAATAGAAAATGCAGAATTATTTGTGGGTACAGTCAAAGATTGGCCTGCGCTAAAAAACACTGAACCACCACCAAATGGGTTCGACGTGTCTCCTATTGTTGTACCAACATTGGTTATTGCAAATGCATTTATACTTGCGTCAACAATTGTTGATGTTGACTGCGCAGTTAATAGACTTGTCCCGCTGATTGCAGTCAGTGGATTTAAAGGTACTGAAAATGCTGAAGTATAGACCGCAGTACCTTTGACAATGCGCAGATTAGAAACATATCCTTGGCCATAAATTGCTGGGTTTATACTGGAGTTAAATATTCTATTTGGAGTACCTGATCCAATTGATCCACTAACTGTTGCGAAGGCCTTTAGCACTCCATTAGAATATACTCTTAGTGTAGTTCCGCTTCTAACATAGGCAAGGTGTGTCCAGGCATTTGCAGATACATCATTACTAGTACCACTGACTACGTTGTTTGTTCCGTCATAGACTAAAACTTGTCCAACTGAACCAATATAGAAAAGGTAAGCACTTGAGAAAATAGGTACATACGTTCCGGGATTTAAACTAGTTAAATAAACCCAAGCTTCTACAGTAAAGTCTCCTGTGCCAAAATCAAATGCAGTATTGTTGGGCACAGTTAAGTATTGACTTGTTCCATTAAACTTTACTGAACCAGTGGCGATCATAGCTGACACTGCGGAAACAAAAGGAGTTGCCGTGGTTTGTACAACTGTGCCAACATTGGTTATGACATTATTGTTAGCAGAATAATCTATTGTGACGCTAGATGTTGACTGGGCAGTTAGTAATTGTGTTGTTCCTAGTGTAGCTGATAATGGAACAACTGGAACATTGGCAGCTGCCCCATACAATCCATAGCCTTTCAATATACGGACATTAGTTATATATCCTTGAAAAAAGTTAGCGGCTGTGCTCCTTGTATCTCCTGTATTGCCAATGATGAAGTCACTGCTAGCACCATAATCAGTGGCGTCTGCATAAGTCACACCTGTTTGAGCACCATTGATATACATTCTAGTATTACTGCTAACTCTCGAAATAGCAAAATGATACCAGGTACTGGTATTCAATGGACCTGTGGTTATTCTTGATACACCTGCTGTATAATATGAATACCAAGATGCAGTAGTATCTGACTTAAATGTAGGTTTGGTCTGGCTCGCACCTAACCCACTGGTTCTAAAATCAATAATACCTTGATTGACACCAGTTTGCAATAGTGGGTAGAACCAGCCTTCAACCGTAAAGTCTCCAGTACCAAATCCGTAGTTAGTGCTTGTTGATACTACAACAGCATCATTGCCGGAGTTATTGAATAATAAGCTGCCGCCGTCTGCTGACGGTACCTGTGTACCGCTGAATCTCAAACTACCACTGACACTAGGATAAACTAGAGATGTCACCGTGTTCGATGCAGTAGTAGTTATCACATAAGGATTGGTATTGACCACTACGTTATATTGTACATCTTCATAGACTGTGCGGTTATACTTGCTTTCCCAAGTTGGTATTGGTACTCTAGCAGTTATGCCAGGACTATTTGATTTGGCTATTAATGGATTAATTACTGGAAATTGAGGTGATAGAGACACTCCGGGTATAGTACTGTTGTTGAACGCACTATTGAAATTATTAACATTCAATAAGAAATTGTTTTTGGGTCTACTAGCTGTTTGATTGATAACAACTGTGGCTCCTAGACCACTGACACCTCTAGTTATCTTTGGTGCGGCAATTTGCCCGACACCTACATTAACAATTTGTGTGCTAGTAGCTGTGGTATAAGTGTATAGAGGTGTTCTAATATCATAGACTGAAACATTATTATTGGTGATTGTTTGATTGTTTACGCTTGAATCTGTTAGAAAAGTAGTTGCACTTGATACATTGAGCAATAATGACGCTGTAAAAATACCCGCAGTGCCCGTAGACAGTGGTGATATTGGTGCTGTAAAGTTATTGGTGTATTGCGCAAAGCCATTGATTATTCTAAAGTTAGTGACTAATCCAGATAGAAAACTACCACCACCAGCTTGCCCAATATAGTCAATGTTAGTTGCACCTGTAGTAGCACCTGTATAAACGTTTACAGAACTTGCAGTTTGTACTCCGTTTCTAAATATACGGAATATGTTGCCTTGGCGTGTTATGGCGTAGTGATTCCATCCTACTGGTGGAAGACCAAATCCTAGAGTACCTTCATGCAACAATGCCGCGCCAGTGCTGTACGATCCAAACCACACAGACATAGCACCCGCATGGGTTGTATGCTTACCTATGAAGATGTTATTAGCACCAAATGCGCCGTTATAATTTCCATAGACAGCACGAGTAGAGTTAGTTTGTGCATCATTAAAGAGGACCCAAAACTCTATAGTAAAGTCGTTGCTTTGTAATGCTGTGAATGCATTAGAAGGTGTAGTAAGAAATTGATTAGTACCGTTAAACGATACACTACCACCGATTGGTGCATTTTGCAACAATGTAGTTGTTATAACAGTCCCGGTGGTATACTGAGGTATAGGACCGTTGGTAGCTACAGTTTGAAATCCATATGGATTATAAACAACCCTATTAAATGAGCTATCCCATTTTTGTACCGGTGGCGGTGTTGATACATTAACTACCAGTACAGCGATTGGTTCAAATTTAGCTAAGATTGTCATGCTATATAATCAGAGTTAGATTGCGGCTCCTACAAGAATATTATTAATACCACCGCCTGAAATGGTTAGGTTAATGTTCGTACTTGTAGTTGCGTTGGTTGTATAAGTTTGATTAACTGTTCCATTGTCAGTGAATACCATGCTATTACCTTGTATGGTTAGATATACAGTGGCTGTGATTGCATCACCTGCATAATTATAGGCAAACAAACTAGCTGTGGTTAGGATGTTTGTTCCTGTATATAAAAGATTCTGCGTTGGCATGACCACACTGACCTGTGACGGTAGGTCAAGTGTTAACAGGTGTACTGTATAATTACCTAGTTCACGCCCTTGCATCCATAAACGTCCTCGTGCATCTAAGCCACAGTAAGACATTTCATAGGGATATACTGAGCTAATATACCAACCACTGGTTGTTGAGAATCTCATAAAATTAGTTTTAGTATAGGTAGGAACTACCATCATATCGCCTATAGCGTTGAGTGGTAGCCAATCACGTGGCATGTTATAGTTATCTTGGAAAGTAAACCTACTGTGATAAGTTAGTGTACTATCAGTGGCAGTATTGATAGTAAATGTCAACATGGTACGCTGTGTACTGGTGTTCCAACGTGTTGGAGCACTACCTTGATGATTAGATTTGTCGCTTAACCAGAAAGTTATGTACCACAGGCCGTTGGGCACCGGTTGGAATTGCCATGGTTGAATATGCCATGCGTCTTGACTACTCTGTGCTACTGCCGATCCGCCGGTAATACCATACTTACCTGCATAGTTGAACAATGCGTAAGCACCCACGCTACTGGTACTACCATAGACCATGGTACAGGTACTTGTGGTTATTGGTGGTGGAATTGATGCACCAGTGGCTGTGATGTTCAATGGATCCCAACGGAATACCACAGGTGCTAGATTTCCCTGAAAGTCAAAGTGACTGGAATAGAACACACGTTTGTTGCTGGCATCATATCTAATATTGCTGGGACGCGAATGTAGATTCCATTCTAGTGAAGCTACAAACGCATTAATATTAGTTGATGTAGTCATGGTTGAATTAGTACCAGCCCAACTAATTCTAGTTAACGTATAAGGATTACCGGCGGTGTTATCTTTCATGGTACACCAAACAGTGGCACTGGTTGCAGGCTCTACTCCAACAAAGAATGTTGTTTGCTGAGTTTGATCCATGGCAGACAAGAAACTAATAGGTCCATTAGTTGCATCATCCCAACGATTTATCAAAGTGACTTCGTCGTGTGGTGCATTGTTAGTAGCCAAGCCCCATAGACGCTTCCAACGACGTTGCCCGTCAAGTCCCGTGGCAGTCATATCTTGGAAAGTGTCTTCCCAGAAATAATTTTGAGGAAGTGCCGCGCCACTATTACCGACAGATCCTCTGGTTGTATTGTAGATATAACCCTGTGTTATATCCGGACCAAATATGCCAAATTGTCCAAAATGCTGTCCAGCAGTTCCACCGATATTAACACCATCATTTGAAAACGGCCAAGTCATCCATGCTCTTTGCGTACTGGTGTTATACCAAGAAACTTTGGCAGGAAAGTTAACCGGATCTAAACTGCGATGGAATGAAGAATAGGCATCTCTATCTGCGTTTGTGCCTGTATCACCTGCGGCTCCGGAACACTGAATCGAATTCCCTATAAGTCTTAGACTTCCATAATATGTTCCCGACCCGTTCCAAGGACTTGGACTCAACGGATTAATCAATAATGAAAAATCTTGATAGTGAAAATATGAGTTAAACTGTGGGGTTAGGAATGTGGCATCGTGAGCCAGACTAGAAAGATACAGTCTGTTTGTTGCTGTATTTGGATCTTCGATCAAGGGATATATCGCCTGCCCTAAATTTCCGCTGATGTGTACTAAAGCCATTTTATTCTCCTAAATTTCCTGTTAAATTTTTCATTAGATGTTTGCTCCAACTACAATATTGTTGACACCACCACCGAATATAGTCAAGTTAACTGTGGTCCCTGTTAAGGTGTTAGTTGTTGTGGTCAAACTAGTTGTTCCGTTATCAGTGAACAACATGCTATTACCGTTGATGCTCAAGTTTGTGACCATGCTGGCCAGTGAGCCTTGTGCATCGAAGACAGATACTGTGGCACTGGTCAAGATGTTTGTGCCAGTGTATGTATAAGTTGAGCTGGACATAACCACACTGACTGTGTATGGGACCGTTGGTGTTATTAAGTGTATGGCAAAGTTTCCAATTTCAGTGCTTTGTCCCCATAACCGATTCTGTGAATCTAAGCCCAGTGTTCGCATTTCATAGGGATAGCTGTTGGTCAATCCCCAACCCAGTGTTGGGTTAAATGTAAAAAAGTTAACCTTACTGTAGACTGGCACAGCCATTTGTGTTCCTTCTGCGTTGATTGGTAAGAATTCTCTTGGAATTTCAAAAACGCTGGGGAATGTGTAAGAACTGTGATAGGTCAAAAATGCAGTTGATGTTGTATCAGTTGTTGTATTGATACTGTAGGTCATCATGGTACGACGTAGTGGGTTATCCCATCGCGTTGGCGCATTTCCGCCATAGCCTGCAATTTTGTCAATGGGCCAGAATGTTAGATACCATGTTGTAGTATTTGCCGGGCGGAACTGCCATGGATGCATACGCCATGAATCAGCGGCAATGGTTGTTTGGAATGCAGTATTCTGATACAGTTGACTGTAGTTAGTAAAAGTCCCCACTGCATAGACCATGGTGCAGGTTGTTGCTGTGAATAGGCCGTCTGTTCTAGTTGGATCCCAGGTAAATCTCTGTGGCTTCAATTCGTTCATACCGTCAAAGTGACTGGAGTAGAACACCCGAGCGGTAGCACTGTCATATCGAATATTACTAGGAGTGGTATGACGATAGGTATAGCCTCCACCGCTAGCACCTACACTACGATCACCTGTACCAAATATTGTAGTTTTTACAGGAGTTATAGGTGCAGGAGTTGCTGAATATCTATAAATGAAGAAAGGTTCGCCGGTTTGAGTTGGTCTTGATTCAACCATATAAACATTATTAGCAACATCTGCTCCTATAAACCAAGAGTTAAGTGCTACATCGGCAGCAATACCAGTAAAACCAATATTTGTTGGATTGTCGTAGTTGGTCACACCAATGACGTTGTTGTAGTATGAATTGGCTTGTTGCACTCCCCAAAGTCTTTGATTAACTGCATCTTCAAAGTATAAAGTGGTTGGCGCATAAACGTTATTATTACTAATATACAATGCGCCTGTTGTTATGTCTGAGGGATATATTAGATAATTACCTGAACCTTGGGCAGTGGTCCCAACATCTTGCCAGGGGTAGGTCATAATAACTCTGTTGTTGACAGTGTACCAGTTTCTTTTTGCAGGGTAGTTAACGGGATCTAAACTTGAATGAAATGCCGCCCAATTATCTCGTTGGTTGTTATCAACGCTGGTTTCACTTGTTGTATAACAATTAACAGTGGCCTTGATCAATGACATACTTCCGAAACCATTGGCCGGGACAACTGGCAAATTACCAAATGTGTAGGCACTTTGGAACGGGGTGTTGCCTGTATGATAGTGGAACTGGCTACCAAAAATTGGATTTAGGAAAGTGCCGTCATGCCCTTGTGCTGTAAAAAACAAACGATTTTGAGTGGGATTGGGATCCTCGATCAACGGTGTTATATTGGCGTAGACCCGAGCCACTGTTCCACTTATATGTACTAAAGCCATTTTATTCTCCTAAATTTCCTGTTAAATTTTTCATTAGATATTTGCTCCTACCGCAATATTATTCATTCCCGCACCGGTTATGGTTAATTTAACCACTGCGCCCGATACCGCATTAGTAGTGGTAGTATAAGTTTTTGTACCACTATCTGTAAAAATCATGCTATTACCCACCACAGTCAATGTTAGTGTTGATGCAACTAACACCCCACTTGAATTGAACGCAGTTATGTATGCATTCGTATTTATGTTAGTTCCAATGTAGGTATAACTAGCACTGTCATATCTTATGTTAATTGTCATCGGAGTTGATGTTGTTAACATGTGTACTGAGTAATAACCCGAGCCGTCTTTGCCAACTCCCCATACTCTGTTCTGATTATCCAATCCCACTGATACCATTTCATAGGGATAAACATTAGTCAGTGTCCATCCCTGTGTGGCATCAAACTGATAGAAGTTAGTCTGTCCTGTTGCAGGCGCTACAACCTGTGTGCCGTCACTGTTTATTGGTAAAAAGTCACGTGGCATGTTGGTTGTGGTATTAAATGTAAAGACGCTATGAAAAGTCAGTGTACTATCTGTAGCAGTATTAATAGAATACGTCATCATAGTTCTTGTAGCAGGTGTACCCCAACGTGTTAATGCATTGGCGTTATTATGTCCCTTGTCTGTTAACCAATAAGTTATGTACCAAGTTGTGGTATTAGCAGGACGGAATTGCCATGGTTTAATATGCCAAGCACCACCTGTGTTTGCGCCGCCAGTATTTGGATACTTGGCTGCTCTAGATGTATAGCCATTTGCGGCGGTCACACCACTGTAGACCATGGTGCAGGTTGTTGCTGTAAAGCAGGTACTGGTATTAAGATCAGTAGGGTTCCACTGATATCGTATGGGCAATAATTCGTTGCTACCGTTAAAGTGACTTGAATAAAATACACGAGAAGTTGCACTGTCGTATCTAACATTGCTAGGGCGGCAATAATTAAAAGCCACGCTGTTCCATCCGTAGCCTAGCAGGCCTGTGGCCAACGGCGCACCTAGTGTAGATACATAAGAGATAACACCCGCAGGACTGATACGATGAATAGCATAAGGATCACCTACTGTGGCATCTTTATTTCTAACCCACCATGCATTATTACCTGTGTCAACTCCGAGGAAGAATGTTGTACCGTCATTGTTGTTTGACAGATGTGTGACGTTAGCGGCCAATACGTTATCATAGTTAGTCACATAACTGACATTGTCCATCTGTCCATTAGATGTCTGTAAGCCCCATAATCTAACGTTGGCCACATCTTCATAGAACATGAGATTTGGAAAGTTATTATTACTCTGTGCTGTAGAAGTAAAAATAGCACCTGTTGAACTAGTTATGTCTGAGGTATAGATCATGTAGGTATTGAAAGGACCAGTAGCATTATACAAATCCTGTTGTGGATAAGTTATAATAGCTCTGTTGTTAACTGTGTACCATGAACGCTTGGCAGGATAGTTAACAGGATCTAAACTACGATGGTATCCACCCCATCCATCTTTATCAGCATTTGAGCTAGAGTCAGCCGCACGAGGTGTCCAAATTGCAGCCTTGTTAGTTAATAAATTTCCACCAAATAGAGTTGTACCTGCACCTTGTGGATTTCCATAACCTGTTGACGATAATTGATTAATGTTAATTAAAGATTGATAGTGAAAAGTTTGGTTGAATTGAGGAGTTAGATAATTAGCTTCATGTGCAACTCCGCTGAGAAAAATTCTGTTAGCAGAAGGATTTGGGTCCTCAATCATAGGGGTGCATTGCAATCCTAAAGTTGAACTAATATGTACTAAAGCCATTTTACAAATTCCTTGTGTATAAAAAAGTCACCGCTAAATTTGATCCAGCTAATGCAGTACCAACTGTTCCTACATTAACTCCAAAATAATCCCCTGTGGCGGCAGTTATAGGAACAGTATAAGCTGTAGAAGTTAACTGCATATTAGGTACAGTTAATGATGCAACTTGTATTCCATTCTTGGTTATTGAAAGAATGATCCCTGATCCTATTGGTGCTATATTTACCCGTGCTACAATGTTGAAGATACTGATGTTGGTTGCCGCATACCAAAACATTGCGGCATTGGCTATACTTAATTGACCTGGTATAGAATATTGTTTTTCAAATATTGTACCTGTGCTAGATGTAGCTGTACCACTGCCACCACTACCTGCACCCCCGTATACTGATCCAGCTCCAATAGCACTGCTGTTATCAAACCAAAAATTACTATTTCCGTCGTAGGTATAACGTAATAATACATCGTTGGTAGTATCATACCACCAATCACCTACTGTAGGATTTGTTGGTGCAGTGGGGCTAGACGTAGATCTAACACCGCCACCAACAATATTTCCACCTACATTTAAGTTTCCATTAATGCCTGCACCGCCAGTGACAAGTAATGCACCACTGTTAGTACCTGTTGACTGCGTAGGATTTGTAAACCGTGCTACTCCAGGAATCTCACCAAATCGTAGGCCGGCTCCAATAAACACATCGCCGCCGATACCAACACCGCCTCTAACTATCAATGCACCCGTTGTGGTAGACACCGATGTGGCGCTAGATGTAATATTCAACGTATTTGGTATTAGGCCGCCTGAGAACGTAGCTGAAGTATTAACCACACTGCCATTTGAATAAATGACGCCGGCAACATGCAGATCTCGACCAAATGAACCACCACCAACAACGCTTAATGCACCTGTTGTGGTTGAAATAGCATTCGAAGAACTGGTTATAACTAAAGTATTAAATGTACCAGTGGTTGCGCTAAAGTCAATAATGCTGGCACTGGCAGTTAGGTTAATTATTCCGCCAATATTAATGTTTCCGCCGAGCCAAATATCTCCGCCAAAAGACGCACCACCTGCAACAATTAAAGCGCCAGTGGTAGTGCTTGTGCTGTTTGTTGTGGTATTAATATACAATGGTGATGTTATTGTCCCGCCATTAAATCCGCCAACGCCACCCCCGCCTCCACCACTACCAGCACCACCAGTAAATAATACACCGTTCTGATAGATGTTTCCGTTGAAATTAATGTCGCCGCCAACGTTAATGCCGCCATTGGGTACAGTTATAGCAGTTGATGCCGAAGATAGCGCAACTAAATTAATAAATGTCCCAGTGCTACTACCAAATTTTTGACCGCCTACATATACTGTGCCGCCTACATACAAATCTTGAGCAACACCAACTCCGCCCGATACAATTAATGCACCGCTGGTAGTACCTGTTGAATTTGTTGTGTTGCTTGTGCGTAGTGTGCTAGTTGTTATAACACCAAACCCGCCACCTGCAGAAAGATTTATATCTGCTGAACTTGATATAACAGCAGATCCTGTTCCAACATTTATCGTTCCGCCAACAGTTAAGTCTTTACCTACACCAATACCGCCTACAACTGTCAATGCTCCTGTATTGGTGCTAGTGCTGGTTTCCGGTCCAGTTATTTTAATATTGTTAAATGTACCTGTACTAGCAGTAAAATCAGTAAAACTACTGCTACCTATTAGATTAAGTGTTCCAGCAAGATTAATATTTCCGCCAACAAACAGATCTTTACCAAACGCGCCGCCACCTGGAATGACCAATGCTCCTGTTGTAGAAGTAGTCGGTAATGAATTAAGTGTACTGGTTGACTTAATAAGTGTTATTGTTGCTGTGTTTGCACTAAGGCTAGTAAAAGTGACAGCGTTAGTTTGGAAAAAAGTTCCTACAAGATTAAGATTCCCACCAACATACAAATCTCCACCAATACCTGTACCGCCGGTGACCTGCAAGGCACCCATTGCATAGGTATTAGCTGATCCAGCTGAGCTGTTGGTTAACTGTACTATCTGATTAGTTGATCCCGCAAATGTTCCGGTTGGACCTTGAGGTCCTTGAGCGCCAGTATTACCTTGACTTCCTTGAGGTCCTTGTGGACCAGTTGCGCCAGTTGGTCCTTGAGGACCTGTTGCACCTAATGTTCCTTGTACTCCTGAAGCACCACTTGGTCCAGTTGGTCCTGTGACTCCGGCCCCGCTAGGTCCTTGAGGTCCGGTGACTCCGACTCCGCTAGGTCCTTGAGGTCCGGCATCTCCTTGACCTCCCTGCGGTCCTTGTGGTCCTTGGGCGCCTTGTGGTCCTTGAGCACCTGTGGCACCTGTGACACCAGATGGCCCTAAATTAGCATAGGCCGCAATAGTAGCTGTTGTAATAATAACAGATCCACCAATTGTAGAAGTTTGCTCAATATTAACAGACCCACCAAACCCTGCACCACCTGCAACAATCAATGCGCCTGTGGTAGTCGATGTTGACTCAGCATTGTTTGAAGTTTGAATAACATCATCAGTTTGTACCAATGTAGTAGTGACCGTGGTATATTGAATTGTTAACTTCTGAGCAACAATTTCTCCGCCGACGTACAAGTTTCCGCCAATACCAACCCCACCGGCAACTACTAACGCACCTGTGATTGTTGAACTTGACTCAGTGTTAGCCACAACACTGACTTTTCCAGTGTTATCAATAGTAAGGCTAGATGTAGCACTTGCTCCTATTGTACCAATATCGAATGACGAACCATTAACAGTAAATGGTGCGTAGGCATTACCGGCACTGTTAAGACTGGTTATGTTATTGTTTCCAGCAGTACTTCCTACTGTGAATGCCCACTGGTCTCCTGCGCCAGAACCTTTCATCTGCAGGGCGTATTGATTTCCTGAACCTATTTCTGTTATAACCAGTGATGAGGCATTTAATGAGCCACCGGCATATAAGCTGCCGCCAATTCCTACTCCACCTGCAACTACCAAACTACCAGTCGATGTGCTGTTTGAATTTGTTGTATTGCTTAAACGTAGTGTACTAGTTGACAATATTCCATAGCCGCCACCTGCAGAAAAGTTTATATCTCCCGTACTTGCTAGTGTAGATACTCCTGGGCCTTGTGCTGAAATTGTACCGCCAACATTAAGGTCGCCGCCAACACCAACTCCGCCTAGTACAGTTAACGCACCACTGGTAGTTCCAGTTGATAGTGTAGCATTATTAATAAAAATTGTAGAAGTAGTTGTGCCTGTTATTGCACCAGATGGACCTGCTGGACCTGTAGTACCAATAGATCCCTGTGCGCCAACTCCAGTTGGTCCAGTAGGACCTGTATAACCTTGAGCACCTTGCGGTCCTGTGACACCCTGTGGTCCTTCATCGCCTTGAACTCCTTGTGGTCCCTGAGGTCCTGTGACACCCTGAGGTCCTGTGACGCCTTGTACTCCCTGTGGTCCTTGAGGTCCAGTGACGCCTTGTGGTCCGCTAGGACCCTGTGGTCCAGTGACTCCTTGAACTCCTTGAGGGCCTTGTGGTCCTTTGGGGCCGCTTGGTCCACTTGGACCTAAATAAGCAAATTGTGCAATTGTTGCTGTTGTTATTACAACAGCACCCGCAATAGTTGATGTTTGACCTACATTGATTGCGCCACCAATACCAACGCCGCCTGTGACTACTAACGCACCTGCTGTTGTGCTAGTTGAAGATGTGGTATTTGTTATTGATACAGCATTATCAGTGGTTGCGCCTCTATTTGTTATACTCTGTAATGTACTTGTATTCCAAATAGTTATTGCGCCTGTACTGGTGTTAACAGCAGTATCAGTTCCTGCAAATATAGTAGTTGTTTGATTTATTAAATCTTGTAAATATTGACTAACTGTAGCAGTTGTTAATATTAAAGCACCGCCAACATATGACGATGTACCAACATACAATGCGCCACCAATGCCGACGCCTCCTGCAACTTTTAATGCACCTGTAATTGTAGAAGTTGAGGAACCGGTACTGTTAACAAGTATTGTTTGAAACGTGCCGGTGGTTGCAGTAAAGTCAGTAAAACTAGTACTAGCAGTTAGATTTAGTGCTCCAACAAGGTTAATGTTTCCACCAACCCAAAGATCTCCGCCAATACCGGATCCGCCTTTGACAATTAAGGCGCCGGTAGCGGTCGAAGTGCTGGCATCGGCAGTATTAATTGATACACTGCCTGGTACAGTAAAGTTGCCGTTAGCATCGATGATCGCATTATCGCCAACGCTGAGGCCATTCTTTACTTCAAAATTCTTGTTTGACATTGGTTCATTTTCCCCAAATTCTAACTATATTTAGCCCTTAGAGTAAAATGTTGGTAAACCGGTCTAGAATTATATGTTGTTTAATAACGTTTTTACAAACAGCACTGTGGTAGTTCCTGTTGACTGCGGAGACATTGCTATTTGTACAGTGCCACTACTAACCACAGAAGTAAACGTACCTACTGTAGTTCCCATTTTAATATCGCCAAACTGTATGCAATCACTGGTTATTCCGTTATGGATAACATTTAGCGTACATACATGGTAGCCTAGCGGGCTAGTCATTTGTATGGTATAGCTGGCACTGCGGAAACTTGCTGTTGAAAAACTATCTAAGATAATCTGCGAAGTTCCTGTTGTAGTATATACACCAGAATCTGTTTGGTAGCTAGTCCCTGAAATTGTACCAGAGAACACACCGACAAAGTTTGTAGCATTTACAGTTCCACCAACACTCAATGATCCGCCAATGCCAACACCACCTGTGACCACTAACGCACCTGTTGTTGTGCTAGTTGAAGATGAAGTATTTGTTATTGATACAACATTATTAGTGGCTGAGCCTCTATTTGTTATACTTTGTAATGTACTTGTATTCCAAACAGTTATTACGCCTGTACTAGTACTAATAGCAGTATCAGTACCTGCAAAGATACTTGTTTGATTAGAGTATTGGTTAATAGTAGCAGTGGTCAGTATCTGCTGATTACCTTGATATAAAGTGCCGCCTAGATATAAATCACCACCAATTCCAAGGCCGCCACCTATAGTTAATGCACCTGTTGTTATGCTAGTTGAAGACGACGTGTTTGTTATCGATATGGCATTATTAGTAGAAGATCCTCTATTTGTTATACTCTGTAATGTACTTGTATTCCAAATAGTTATTGCGCCTGTGCTGGTGTTAACAGCAGTATCAGTTCCCGCAGATATAACTGTTGGAGTAAAACCTGTATATAGTCCAACAGTAGCGGTTGTTAGTATTTCTGCGCCACCAATAAATGACGTTTCCCCTAAATATAGTGCGCCACCGATGCCGACTCCACCGCGAACTTGTAAAGCACCTGTGTTGGTTGATATAGAAGTTGCTGTATAGTTGATGGTCAAACTAGTAGAAGTAAACACTGCTCCTTGAGTTGACCAATACTGACCACCTGGTGCTATCTGAAGCTGATAATTCTCACTATATATGGTATTGTTTGCGGCTCCGCCTACTATCCATACACGATCGCCAACAGTCCCGAAAGAAGCAACAGATCCGCTAACATCTGTTGCAAATCTAACTTGTCCAGTTGAAGATATATTTGTAGCGGTTATTATGCCATCTACAAATACATTTCCACCAATGCCAACCCCACCAGCGACTTGTAGGGCACCCGAAGTGGCATTATGAACGCTTGCACTACTTGCTAACTTAATAGATCCAGTTTTAAATGTACCGTAGGTTGCGCTGGTAAATGTACCTGTGTTAGATTCAGCACCCGAATTATACCAATGTAGTTCTTTTGTAGTATTATCTAAAACTAGAGCCGCATTGGTATCAGTGCTAGCAGTATAGTAATGGAATCTAAATCCAATATCTTTACCGTCATTGGATGTCCACTGGCTGTCTACTCCTCCGGGAGGTGCGTGAATTTCAATAAGATTATCAGTGTAAACAGTGTTTGTACTAAGAACATAGGTTGCTGTACCGTTAAATGTGACTACTCCACCTAATGTTAAATTACCTTTAAGTTCTAGATCAGTGCCATCAAATAGTAAATTATTTGTACTAGTTGCCAAGCCACCGCTGTTATATAATACTTGTCCGCTAGTTCCACCTACAGGTCCTGTAGGGCCAACAACCCCTTGTGGTCCTTCAATACCTTGAGGTCCTTGTGGTCCTTCAATACCTTGCGGTCCTTGAACGCCTTGTGGTCCTTCAATACCTTGCGGTCCTTGAGGTCCTTCCGGACCCATTTCGCCTTGAGGTCCTTGAGGTCCTTCAATGCCTTGTGGTCCTTGAGGTCCTTCCGGACCCATTTCGCCTTGAGGTCCTTGCACCCCTTGTGGTCCTTCAATGCCTTGAGGTCCTTGAGGTCCTTGCACCCCTTGTGGACCACTTGGTCCCAGATAAGCAAATTCTGCTATTGTTGCGGTGGTTATTATTTGTGATCCAGCAACAAAACTTATTTCATTAACATATAGTGCGCCACCAATTCCCACGCCGCCGACAACAGTCAACGCACCCGTGTCAGTTGATGACGATACTGTAGCATTTGTAGTTTTGATTATGTCATCAGTAGTGACCAATGTTGTTGTGACTGTAGTTAACTCAACGGTTAACTTTTGAGCAAAAATTTCCCCGCCAACATATAAATTTCCGCCAATTCCTGCCCCACCAGCAACAGTCAACGCACCAGAATTAGTTGAAGTAGAATTTGCAGTTCCTATAACATTAACTCGATTTGCAGTTAATGTATTAACACTGGTTAGGGCAACACGCACCCAAGCGGTCAGACTATCGGACCATCGATAGGATATATTATTAACTATTTCTATTTGTCCGTTAGCGGGCGATGAAGGAAACGACATTCTCTAATCCTTAAGTTAGTTCAACCCAATTGGTTGTTTCTTCATTCCACACATAAGGCTTACCGTCAGTGGGCATGGCAACAGGAGGATTCCATAAACAAGTTTCCTCGTCTAGTATCCATGATGTGTAGGGTTGGGGAGGAATAAATGCATCACGTTGCAAATCATAGGTATACCCAATTCCTGCATAATTTTTACGTAGCGCAACACCGCCATCTGGCTGGCCGTCTGGTCCAAGATGAACACCGCCTTGTGTGTTGTAGCTAGTCTTAATCCATGTACCACCAATTAGATTTCGACAAAACATTGCTCCTACTTCTTCAGTAGGTTCTTCGTTATTGTGTACTACAATAACCCTTAGAACAATATTATTTTTATCAATTTCTGCGTAATGTGCCATTTTATTCCTTGATCATCTAAAATTATATATTGGCCCAGACATGTCTATCCAATTGGTGTTCTCACCGTCAAAAGTATATCTAAAGACAATATCAAGAGTAGGGTGATACCAGATATCACCGGGAGTTGCATTTTGTGGAGCAGTTGATGTTGTGGTAGTTCTAATACTACCGCCGACTACGGTGCCGCCTATATTAACATCGCCAACGATGCCAACGCCACCTGAAACTAGGAGTGCACCTGTGTCAGTGCTGGTTGAAACGGTATCGCCTAGAACCGTAGCTGTGGTTGAGACCACAAGGCCATGTTTGACCCTAAAATCATTATTAACTGCCATTAGCTTCCCTTTCCACAAAACGGCTCTAAATTGTATTATGAATATTTATCAATTGTACAAAAACAAATGGAGCCTTTCGAGCTCCATTTAGTTTTAAGACTGCGTTAAAGTTTTAAATTATGCAGTTATACCTAGTCGGACAACTTTAATTGTCATAGCAGTTGCACTATTTGGTGTAAACGTTAGTGTCACAATACCAGCTCCAATAGAAGCATCAAATGTTCCAAGTGATCCGTTGTTTGTATTAATTCCGTACTCACTTAGGTATACGCTGGTACCTATCCAGAACATGCTTATTTCTGTGACATAAACACTGCCGCTGTCTATAATCTGTATTAGATACTTAGATGTTCTATACTCTGACGAATTGTAGGTATCTAGAGACACTTGTCCCGAACCGCTGATTGCCGCGCTTGTATAGCTAGCTAATACAATGTCATTGCTGTAAATTGCTGGAACTACTTGAGAACTTACAACAGTGCCAATAGTTAATGCGTTGGTAAATGTTCCTCGTCCAGTGACTTTGATGTCATTAAACTCAGCGACTCCCGTAGAGTCTATTTTATTAGCGTAGATTGTACCTGTAGACCGGATGTCAACAAATGTACCAGTACTACCACTAATTGTATCAATGCCGGTTAAACTTGCGCCTTTTACGTAGATAGTTCCTTCAACATACAAGTCAGCATTAATAGTTGTGTCAGAATCAACAAACAGAGTTCCACCAATATTAACGGCGCCGCCAATACCAGCACCGCCTACAACTGTTAAAGCACCACTTGTTGTGCCAGTACTGGAAGTTGCACTATTGGAAACAATATTACCAGCCACTGTCCAGTTGCCAACACCACTTAGACTTGCTACTTCAGTTTCGGCACCATACCATTTAAACTTAAACGAGTCGCCGTATTCCGGAATGCTGGACCACATTGTGGCAGCATTAATACCCATAGCGTAATCAACTGTAGCACCAGTTAGTGAAGGATACAATACAAGTTTAGTACCTTCACTGCGGGTAGTAAATGCCGGAGCACCTGTACCTACAGCGGCCCAATCAATTCTATTGCTTGTGGCGCCGTTTAAATATACTTGGCTTTGTCCGCTAACTGCGCTACCTGCCGCAGTTGAAATCAATGTGCCACCTATTGTAGCAGTTGTGCCAACATACAAGTCTTTGGCAATTTTAGTTCCGCCGGATACTTTTAATGCACCGTCGTCAACGCCACCGTTTGTAGCGGCAGTACCCGAAACATTAACTTTTGTTGTTGCTGTAAAAACTTCAGTTGTAATGTTTTTAGCATATAGTTGACTACCAGCAACATCGAATGTAAAATCTGCATTGTCAGTTAGTCTAAGGCTGCTATTAGCAAATGTGACACGGCCGGCGACTAAGCTTCTTAATCTTGCAGTATTAGCTTCAATGTATGTGTTGCTACTTAATTCCACAGTTCCTGTATTACTAAATTTAAATGTATCAGCTCCAACAGTTAGTGTTATACCGGTAGCATCAGCTGTGACATAATTTGTATTGCTATAATTTAATTTAACACTAGTGTCACTCCATAGACCAATACTTTTCCCTGAGGCAGATGCAACTGCATTGTCGGAACCGTAAGTTCCGGAGTTGTTGCCGCCAGCACGGACATCAACACCGTCAACATGGAAAATAAGATTGTCGTAATTATACAACAAGTGGTTTGTTAGTGTACTTGTACTAGTATTGAGTTGATACGGAATGTAGTACTTTTCACCACCACGTATGTTGGGTGCATTATTAGCAGACGCTAATACCCACTCAAGTGTGCCGTTGCTAGCATTATAAGCTAAAACTTGGTCTTGTGCTGTAGGGGCTGCAATGAACGCTGTAGTGTTTACCGCTGATTGATATGCAATCCTAAGATTGGCGCCGCCTGCTAAGTTTGTAGAAGTATTTGCAAAAGCAATACGGCCTTCAACCTGACTTAATGATGGGTTCCAGGCTAAACTACTATCAACTAACTTGTGATCTGCATCAGAAAATACAATACGGTTTTCGTGTAAAGTAGTGACTTTAACATCTGCACCTTGTACCGTAGTTGACGCCGTGACATTAGTTGCGGAGAATGTTGTGCCATCCCAAGTTAAACTTGCGCTGTCAACTAAATTATGACCAGCATCAGAAAATACTAAACGTGTATTAGATAACGATCTAACATGCATTGTTTGAGCACTAACATCAACGCCTGCATATAAACTTAGACCAATACCAGCTCCGCCTGCTACCTGTAGAGCACCTGAAGTTGTATTTGATGCATCTGTCGTACTAGTTAATTCAGATGAAAGAGATTTTGTTCCTGCATAGGCAGAGCCTGAAAAAGATGTTGTCCCTTCAGCACCGTTTGCATAGAATGAAAATACACCCGTATCTTGCGTTAACACAAGTGCCGCATTTTTATCAGCACCGCCATTGTAATAGTGGAAACGTAATCCAATGTCCTTGCCGTCTGTACTTGACCATGTTGCACCTACTCCGCCAGGAGGGGTGTGCAGTTCAAGAATGTTATCAGTGTAAACTGTGTTTGTAGAATATACGTATGTTGCAGGACCGTTAAATATCACATCGTTATTAAAGACTGCTGGTCCATTAACTGTTAAATTTTGACCAATACCAACACCGCCAGCTACATATAATGCGTTGGTAGCAGTAGTAGAAGTGCTAGATACCGAACTGTTAACAATTAAGTTATCGCCAACGTATACTCCACCTGTGACTTTTAATGCTCCTGAGCCACCACCTGCGCTGGCAGCGGTAGTATTGTTTGTTATCTGTGTAATTCCGGCTACGTCTAACGTAGAACCAAAATCTACAGCACCGCTAACTGATAACTTATTTGATCCTGTGACAATAATTGCACCAGTAAATGTATTCAGTGCGCCTTCAAAATTACTGTTCTGACCTACATTCAGTGTACTTAATAATTTTGTAGCACCAGTTGCTGTAAATTTTCCACCAACGGTTGCATCTAAACTAATGTAGGCATTATTACTTGCTATTACATCACCTAACAGATTAGTTTTTCCGTAGATTGTTGCAGTTGATCCAACTAATATGTCTTTAGCAAAACCCGCCCCACCGTTGACCTGTAGTGTACCAACGTTGTTGGTGCTAGTGGTTATCGGGCTTGAAGTCCCTTGTACATTAAGACCTGATTTTACAATAAAGTCTTGAGTGATTGATGTTAGTGCCATTTTGTTTTCCTAATTTTACGTCGCCATTCCGGTGCGCATCACGCTTATTACCTTATTTGAGGCCATGTACGGAGTAAAATATAGTCTAACTGTATTACTTTGTACATCGGCCGCAAACACTCCTAATTCCCCATTTGTTGTTAAAACCCCGTATTCTGTTGCAAATACTGTTCCTATGTTATCTACTAACAACAAGATTTCAATAACTTGAAACTTTGCTCCTGGGCCAGTATCATCATCAATTTGTATAAGATACTTTGCCGCTCTAAATTCTAATACCGAATACGTGTCAACAACAACTGTCGCTGTGGTATTTATGCTGACCAGCGTAGAATCGAAGACTGTATCTGCTATTTTAATGCTTTCTGCATTAAGTCGACCACCAATTCCTACTCCACCTGTGACTACTAATGCTCCAGTTATAGTTGATACTGAAGTAGTAGTATTTGATATATATAGGGCTTGATTGGTAGTTGCACCACGCACTGTCAGTGATTGCAAGGTTGAAGTATTGTTTATTGTTAAAACACCAGTGCTGGTATTAGCTACAATACTAATGTCTACTCCAGGAAGTACATAAGTTCCTAGACTAGAAGTAGTTAAAATTGACCTACCTTGTTGCGTTATTGAGCCACCGACATTTAAATCTCTTCCAATTCCAACGCCTCCGGTGACTACTACAGCGCCTGAAGTAGTTGATGTTGAATTAGTTGAAGTAGATACAAATAATTGTTGTGTTGCTGTTATAACAGCACTGATCACCCCGCCACTTATTGCAGGTCTTACCCACGCATATCCATTCCAATTGTATGTCACTGATCCAATGACAACTGTTTGGTTAGGCGTTGGGTTTGTCGGAAATAATGTTGCCATGTTCTTTTCTCTTTATGCTAAGGCAGTAAATTGTATCCATACAGTACTAGTACCGTCTTGTACATATTGTAGGGCCGCACCTATACTAGGAATAATCCAAACTTCTCCTACCTTAGGGTCAGTTGGTTCGACACCAGGAGGGTCTCCAAAATATACATTAGGGCTATACAATAATCCGCCTAAATTACTATTACCGTCTGCACTATGTACACTTCCTCGAGTTCCTATACCACCGTAGACAGTCAAGGCGCCGGTAGTAGTTGAAGTAGATACAGTACTACTTGTTATTGCCATGACAGGCACCGATAAAGTTCCTGTTGGATTATTATAATTAAACGAATAACTGCTACTAGCAGTGGTATATTCCCCAATTTGTTTAGTCATCATGGGATAATATATGCTAGACGACGTTAAACTAACAAATAAATTATCTGAATTAGTTGCGGTCGTAGCACGACTGGCTGAGAATGATCCCACTGACAGCCACGCAGGAGCGGTTCCGGTAGATACTAGAACATACCCGCTAGTTGAAATTCCTAGAAAAGTTGTTCTTCCTGCCGCAGTCTGATAAGGTATACTTCCTTGGGCGCCGCCTGTTATATTAGTTGATGTGCTAACAGTTCCGGTAATAGTATTTGTTGCAGTCATTGCACCTGTTAGATACAAATCTCCTCTAATAGATACCACAGCCGATCCTGTTGTAGCAATAACAATATTCTGTGATGCAACTTGATTTGATATTGTTCCACTGGTAAACAGTAAATTACCTAAACTTGAACTGTAAGTAGCGGTTCTAGTACTGTCAACAATGAGAGTATAACCAGTAGCAGTGGTAGCAGTTGGAGGGAAACTAGGTTGAGCAGTGCTCAACTTGATAAAAGTTCCGCTACCGTATGGTCTAAGTTGTGATCCGCTTAATAAACTAGGCATGTTTAATCTCTATTATTCGTTGGCTGTTTCTAGAACACTTAGTGTTAGTTGCATCGAACCATTACTAGTCCCGTAGCAGATGATACTATCTGATGTTTCTACAATCATTTTACCAAAAATTGGGTTAGCCGCATCGTTGGCAGGGATTTGAAATTCCTTTACTAAGTATGTGCCTACTCCTCCGGGCTGTGCGCCATTTCCTTGAGGATCGGCTAGTATTGCTCTATTACGATAGTGCATAAACGTCACAGTTTGTGTGGCTGTGGAGATATTACTAACCTGCGCCATCAATATAACCGCTGTCACTCCACTTGGTGCTGTATATACTTTTGTAGTTGTCACAGTTGATACTGCAGATGTTTTTGTTTTAAATGTGTTTAATGGAATTAATGCCATAATTTTTCCTTTTATCCTCCGATAGCCAATATGAACGGTGTTAAGTAATTTAACAAACTCTTTTGGAATGTTCTTCCGCTAAGTAATCCAGTGGCTTGGCTGATTACAAGTCCTGTACCAATACGGAAGTCTCCGTTTTGGTCAGTTGATGTAAAGAATACTTTACCATTATCTAATTGCAGTGTTTCTTTACTTTGAATCGGATCTCTACGACCTACTTGTGGTAATGCTCCGTAGTTAGTTCCAGCACCCACGTACTCGAATACATAACTAGATGCACTAATATAACTGCGTTGATAGAAATTTATAGTAGCACCATCTGGGAACAATGAAGTATCTGTCACATTTTCTCCTAGCGACACAATATGATGTGTGCCGTTGCGTGACCAATAGCTCAACCCTGACATGACCATATTATAATTTCCGCCAGTTTCTATATCATAGATTAATCTTTGTAAAGTTAATTTAACATCTCGACGACATTTAGCATTATCATAAGCACCTATAGTTGGGCCAAAAACACTGTTAACATACGCTGATATTTCTTCTGCAAGGAAGTCAATGTTAGCTGTTATAAGGTCAACGGCACTGCCAGCACCTGGAACAAGATTTCCTGTTTTCTTTCTGTTATTAGTAGAAACTACGGCATTGGCAGAATTAATATTGGCCGCCCCAATGATATTTTTTAAATCTGTGAATCTATTTCCTATAAATTCAATTGCTTGGCTTCCTCCAACTATTTGTTTTTGTATAACTTGAGTAGATGTTGTTTGATACAAGCCTGTTATTGTTATATTTGATATAACTGATTCAACTAATGTATTTAAATGACTCAATGATGTTATGTGTGCTGAAATTTGACTAATGCCGGTAGAAACATTTGCTGAGCTTAAAATATTGGTTCCCACGGGTTTAGGATTATTAGCAATTGAACTGCTTAAAACTGTATAATAAGCATTTCCACAGAAATACAAATTAAAATATGTATCATCTGCTGGATCACCACCGCCACTGGTTATTGATTTACTTAATGTTATACTTTGATAACTAACGTCTGTGACTACAGTTCCTGTGTCAGAATATAATAAACCGTTTGTTCCTGTAAAGCTACCAAACTGATCTCGAATGTGCAAAGTATTTCCTACAGCTATACCATTGATATTGATACCGGATATAGTAATAGTACCTGTTGTTAATGTGCCTGTATTGACAATTGCATTAAGGAACCCTGGCAATACTTGAGGATTAACGTAATCTTTAGGAGGTTCAACTTCCATGACCAGACTAATATGCGGTCTATCTACAACATCTGGAACGAATATCTCAACTTGGGCATTAGATGGCCAATATCCTGTTGGATAAAATTGATTTAGTCCGTCTGGTCCTGGACTATCTGGGTATGCTTTGTTTGGAGGATTATAAACTGTTCCACTGAATGCTCGGTATCCGTGACCCTTGGCAATTAATGCAACATCACCAAAGTTAGCATTACTGTTGACAATAGATGCAATACCACCGTTGTCAACCTGAACACCAACTGAACAGAAAATTGTAAACACAGAAACTAGCTGTGCATACCCGTTGTTGGTCACTTTTATACCTATGCCGCCTTGATTAACTTGTGTATACGCATCAAAAACAAAACTTTGTATTGGGCTTCTGTCACTGACTACAGAACCGTCAACTAAACATCCTCCCATTGCTCCAACAGGGTCTAATTTTCGTGAAGCATAATCATCTGGGACATCCTCATCTTGAATTGGTAGTACACCGGCATTGCCAAAATATAATGTAGCATTATCAGCAATACCTGTAGTAGTAGTATTCAACGTTAATGTATAATTGTCTCCACCTAATGGTGTGACTGATAGTATCTTTGGTGCTAGTCGCACATCGTCAGCTAGTGCTCCAGAAGCTAGACTCAATGAACTTCCTTGATA